GTTTCCCAGTCACGATCCAAGGGGGGAGAAATTAGTGAAGTTGCATCAGAAGGTGATGGCGAATTGGAAGAAGATGTTGGATAGGAGCAATTGATGAGGTGGGCCGTCCTGGTTTTGGTGCTAATGATCAGTGGATGCGACAGAGATGATTATTACAATTGCCGGCTTTATTATAATGACCGGTTGACGGGAGAGAGGGTGTTTGTCAGGGAGTACATTGTTCCTGGAGAGGTTGGAAGAAAAGGAGAGGAAGAGTTTTATAATGGACCAAATGAGCCAGGGGATAGCATGGAAAGAGATTTTACTATATTTTGTGAAAGGATATGAGGAAAAGAAAAATTGCAATAACCACGGATGATTATAAGGTGCCGACCTATAAAAAGACTCTTAAGAAGGAAGGAATCGAATTCCAGTTTAAGAGAGGGTTGACGCCCAACACGAAGATCTTTACCATCAAGTGTGATGAGAAGGATTTTGAGAAGATGAAGAATAAGATCCATGCGATTTGCGTGAAGTTGGAAGCTGATTTTGGAAGAAGGAATTAAAATGATCCAGGTAGAAAAATATCGAGTAACAGTTAATGATTACAAGGTGACATATTTCTCCCGTCGACTTAAGGAGGAGTTTTTTAGTTTCGAGGTATTGAATGGCCCTTACCCGAAGAGCTCTATAATTCAGATTGAAGTACTCGAGACAGAGCATGGGGAGATATCCAACCTTGTGATGAAGATTGATCATGAATTGGCAAAATTGAATTAATTATGGGAAGAAGGAGAGGGCATAGTGTTGAGACTGCATCCGGAAAAAGAGGATTTATCTGGAATGATGAGAAGTTGATTAATGGGAAGCACAGAGTATATATCGAGGAAGATCTAAAGCCAACGGGAGAGAAGATATTGGTGAAGCCGGATGATCTCAAAGTGACAGGGTATATTAATTAAGGAATCAAAATATTTAGGAGGATGAACATGGAATTAATTTTATTGAATGTGGTTGTGTACAGCATTCTTTTTGGAGTGATGTATGTATTGATCGCTAATTTCAATGCAAGGATGCACTTTATCCGAATGATCAGGAGGATGAAAGAAGCATTGGATTACGCTACTGAGAGCTTGTCGGAACTGAGCCATAAGATGCGTGAATTTAATCGTCAGATCGAAGAATTTGGCAGATCGGTTGGCTCGTATGCAGATGAAGTGAGAAAGATAAAAGCGAGCGATCATGGATTACAAGGACAATAGGGAGGAGATAATCATTCAACACATTGAGAGATCCAGGTATGTTGACATTCCCCAATGTGCGCATCCAGGATGCCCAGAGGCGGCATTTCCTTGTCGTATAGATGGAGAGGTTTATGAGCACCTTTGTGGTCATCATGCAGCCCAGGATGGATATTGTCCAGGGTGCGGAGACTTCAAAGCAGGGTGCGGAGATCCGTGGCAAGATCTGTGCGATAATTGTGAGAGTGAGATTGGCGATCATGATGATGAGGAGATTGATGCTGATGACTTTTATTCGGATGAAATATGGGAAGATGAAGAGGATCTATAATTAAGATTTTGGACCCATTTTTAAATAAGTATTTTGTTAATTAAATTTTTCAACTGATGTTTAAAATAGATATACCCTTTGAATTGATTTTGGCGTTGGCCATAATTCTAATTGTGATCCTGGTGGGAGCGTGGAGGATCTTTGTTGTAGGCCCATTTAAGAGGCGTATCATGAGATTGAATGAGTATGAGTTTACATCATTCGGAACCCAGGACAGATATTGGTGGAAGTTCTTTAAGTCAGATGAGGAGATGAAGACAAGCAGAGATTTTAGAATCGCGGATGTGGTGGAAAGGATTCACCCAGGAAGAGAAAGATTGAAGGGGTATGGAACATGATTGTATAATCATCACATTGGGCAAAGCGGCCATAAAAGACCATCCAGGTGGTTGGAGAGCAATTATAAAAGAGTGGAAGATGGCAGATGGAGAGAGTGGAGGGTTTTGGATCTATAAGTGTGGAACAGCCCCAAAACATTGGGATAAAATCAATTACGTATATTGGGTCGTTGGAGGGAAGATCCGGGCGAGGAGCCGGTTGGTTGATGTCAGGAAAGACCTGACGATTGATTTTGGGGATGGAAGGGAGTTGTATGGGAAGAGGTGGTTGGTGTTATGTGATTTCGAAATGTTCCCAATGGGAGAAAGATTCGGAATGAAAGGATTTAGAGGATTCAGATATTTTAATGATTCAGGGTTTGTAAATTAAGATCAATGAGAAATATATTTTTGTTAGGATGGATGATGATGATGACCACCTTTGGAATCTCTCAGGAGCTTTGTTATTGTGAGCATGCGTTGTGGGATTCAGTTGAGTTAAAGAAAGACTTTCATATTTGGGAGGAGGGCCAGGTATGTTGGATTCAGACACCCTTCGCTGATCTGAGTGGAGGCAATTGCCTTTATTATATCGGATGTTTTGCCAATGGGTATTTCGAGTACAGTTATGCCGATGCCTCAGTATTGGGGCCGAGAACAGGAAGCGGGCAATCGTTTCTTCCAATTGCACCGATGAGGTTGATTGGGAATGATGATGCTGATGAGTACCCAGCCTATAAAAATTGGGAGCTTGCGTTGCATGATCTGAATAAGGATTACATCTCGATTGCGGCAACTTATATTCCCACGATGGAGTCAGAGATTATACACATACCGAAGAAGTGGATTAGAAAATATATCCGCTCATGGATTAATGAAGCTGCTGATAATAGATGAAGCAGAAGACAGTAACATGGGCGGTTAAGCCCTTCTATGGATTAGGATTTGGATTCCATCGAATCAGTGTGAGATCTGCAAACCCAAATGATCCAGTATTGGCAAAGCATGAGTTGACGGTCATATTTGGATGCCTGCGCATTTTAAGGGGGTCGATGACTGTGAATCCCAAAGTGTTAGAAAAGCATTTCAGAAGTAATATGAAGAGATCCAAGTAACACAGGTTGAGTATTTGGCGTGCCGCCTGGAGGTCAGCAAAAAAAAATTGTTGGCCTTTTTTGTTTTATAATATATAAAATATATATTCGTGCCGCCTTAGTGAAGATTAAGGAATGAATTGAAAGAGTAAAAGCCGGGTTTCGCGGCTTCGGACTTCGGTCCCAGAGGATAACCCCGTAAGGGAATAAATGTGGATTCGCCAGGATCTGCAGTGGCCATTAGGTCATTCATGGAAAACCATCTAAGTAGTGTATCACTTGGCAACTTCAGAGCCGATCGGTGAGCGGTGAGAGTGATATTCTGTATACAGCAGATGACCCCGTAAGGGGAATAAAGAAAGGATGTGATATGGTGTGACTTCATCGAGGGGGGAGTGCTATATCAATCAATTAATCAGAGTCCTGGAGAAAGACTGGGAATCAAATGATCATGCGAAGTGAGTAAGTATGAAATCTGAAAACAGGGGTGCGGTGGTTTCTAAACTCGCCAAAAGTGGGCATGAGACATAACGCCTAACCTCGTACACCAGGAAACAGCTTGGGATGGCTGATAATCCATTCCACCAAATTGATAAGTAGCTCAGCAGGTTAGAGCACTTGGAGCGTTTTTCCAAGGGGTCGCAGGTTCAATTCCTGCCCAATTAAGCAAAAGTGTTAGGCGGCACAAGAGACACAATAGTCTTATTCCATTGAAATATATGGATGGGTGATTCTCGCAAGGAAGATCCCAGGTAAAGCGATAAACATCGATGGTGAGCCGGCAGGTTCTTTGTCCCGCAAGGATCGTGGTGCGTAAGTGAATCCATGCCCTTTTGTGCAGTTTCAGCGAATGAATTTAATTCGTGACTATGTGGTCTACCGTAGGGTAACTTATGGTGTGTACTATCCGGGAAACTGGAAATAATGATCACTAAAGATCCGACGTACTCAGGATTTTTTAAATGCCTCTGAGAATGAATTTTCTTAGGGGCATTTGTATTTATGCTTGGAGCGATAATATATATTTTATATATTGCGTATGTCAAAACAATTGAGTCATGAGATCAGAGATATTTAAAGATGCATGGGCATATTCGAAGAAGGGGTTGTTTGATACCTTTTCTGAGTGCTTGAAAAGAGCATGGATGAAGTACCGAATCATCCAGGAAATGAAAACCGGGATGAAGGAGTTTTGGTATGTCAAGAAATCAACCAACACGACGAGGCAGGCATTGGGAACGTTGAAGGAAGATTTGATTGATTATGAATTCAAAGGGAGTGAGAGAGAGGTGAGAGATGTGATCACGTATTGGGATATGATGAGAGGGGCTTTTAGGAGCTTCAGAATCGAAAATTATATTTGTGTTGAGGTCTCGAATAGAGAGGCGATCACCAGTCCGTAATTTTGTTTTAAGTAGAAAGGAGAGAGGGATGTGGCCGACCAAACGCCCTCTTCCTTTTTTCGGACGTGAAAGAGTTATTTTTATAGCTTATTTTAAATCAGAACTGAATTGGAGTTGGATAGGTCAATGGATAGATCCGCTCCAATTTTCAAAAGTGAATCAAGAATGGGGATGAGATCCCAGGATGATAATAGACAGTTTTTTTGCTCTTTACACAGGGGGTTGGCTTGTAGTGAGGCCAGCCCCTTTTAATTCCAGGTTATGATCAGTAGAGAAGAACAGTTGATGGTTGGAGAGAATATGATTTCCTATGGAGGGAGTTTCGTGAGATGTTTGGGATCTTGTGTGATGTCGGCTGATCCGTTCAATCTGGTTAAGATTAAAGAGACGTGGCCGGAATATTGGGAGCAGTATTTGAATTGGAATAAATCTAAAAGTGATGGTAAATAAATCGGAATTAAAGAGAGGAGATAAGGTGACTTATACCTCAACATTTGGAGATAGTTCACCGGGAATTGTCAAAGAGGTTCACCCATCGAAGAATGCGGCATGGGTTGTGTATAGTTGTGGAGGAGAATGGAAGACGTGGGATAAGTACACAGGGGCATTAACCAGTCTCGATAATTTGGAGAAGGGGTGGAATAAGGGAGTGTTGAGAATATGGATCAGAGGAACGATTGAGGATGATGGAGAGCGTACTGTTGAGTTGATGGGGAAGAAGCTGAATATTGGCAGAAGTTTGACTTATAGGAGGCATTCGCCCACTGGATTCAATTGGGGATATGGGGGCTCCGGTCCTGCGCAATTGGCATTGGCAATCATGTTGGAGATCTTTGATGATGAGACAGCGAAGTTGAATTATCAGGATTTCAAATTTAAACATGTAGGGAGTTGGCCGAATTTAAGTGATGTGGCCGTTACAGTTCAATTGGATTTATCTAAAATCAAAAGACCAGAAGAGAAGACATATAGTATATAATTTATATATTTGAAGAGTTATATCTAAGCGTTCAGCTTTATATCCACCGTCCTGGTGGATCGTTGATGCTTGTGATTATAATTGTTTTGACGAACAATAATCGGGGTGATGAAAGTCGCCCCGGTTTTTCAAATTAACTAAATGGCAACAACAAGAACAAAGAAGAAGGCGAAAGCCCAAAGGACCCCGAATCAGATTAAGGCAGATATGATCAAGTCTGCGAAGTCTCTTATGGTGAAGGTGATGGAGTGGGAAGCGGTTGATCACAGTTCACACATGAGTGATCAGTTTACCAATTGGATTACCAGGAATTTCGATGGGTTCAATGGAAGGGATATGCATCAAGAGATCCACCAATTGAAACAGAACAATTTGAAAAGTTTTTCCAGTAGTAAATCAGCGCCAGTGGCAAAGATGACAGTCCAGGGGGGAGGAAGTACAGATGGGGTTGTTCATACGAGCAGATCTAATCGGAATTATCAAGTACAGACTTACAGCAAGCAAGAATTCTCCGATGCGCAAAAAAAAAGTCAGGAAGCGGCTGCGAGTACTGCTAATGGAGAGATGCAGGTTCAGAAGAATTCGTTTGAGAATCGAGCGGAGAGGAAGGAGGAGAAGAACAAGGTTGATGGAGGGGTACAGGAAGCAGAGATCTTTAATGATCTGGTTAAGAAGACAGATGACCAATTGGTTGAGGAGTTTGGAGGTTTGGGAGGATTGGTTGATTTTGTCAATGAATTTATTCCAGAAGAGAGCCGGATTGATCTAAGGAATTGGGATGAGTCACAGAGATTAGAAAATGGAATCAAGGCAGCTAAACAGGCCATCCAGGAAAAAGTAAATGAGTTGGCGTCCTAATCAGTGAAAGTAAATTTTGAATTATTAAAGGGTAAGAAGGTACTTGGAGAGATTCAGGTGCCTTTGACATTTAGGGACATTGGTTTCGACACCTACATCGTGGGGATCTTTCAATTGGATCATATCAACCAATATTTGAGGAAGGGGTTGGATTCAGAATTGGCCATTGATGAGTTCTGCAGGAGGAAGAAAATCAGCCTCAGTGAGGCGATGAGTAAGAAGTTTCACAGAAGGAGAATCAGTTTCCAGGATGAGAAGGGGGAGAAAAAATCCATGACGATCGGTGATGCGGTGAAGGACATCTACAGGGAGGATGTGCACATACAATTGGTACAGGGTTTCATAAGTGAATTCTACGAGGTTGATATGGAGTTGGTTAAGTTGATCCCAATGGGAGTCTTGATGAAGGAGTTAAGAGAAGATTGGAATGAGGAGATTGGGGTTGATGAGTCGGGAGAAATGATCGTCATGACGGCCTCAGAGCTTTACAAGAGGGCGATTAACATGATCACGATGTATGAACCCAGGCTCAGATCAAAGGGACAGGATTGCAAGTATAGGCACAGGAAGCAGAAATGCAAGATCCCTGTCATCTATGTGAAGAAGGTGATGGAGAAGAAAGTGTTACCATTCATCACGACTCAACAGGTGGTCGAGTCCCTTAAGATCCAGTACCGATATACGAAGTTGATTGATGGCATACCGGAGGATGAGAAATATGAGGGAGTCGATGGATGGAAAGCGAGGGCGCATTTTTCATTTATGAAGTGTATCACTAAGATCTCATTGTTTTCAATTATCAGAGGTTGGGATGAAATGCCTGCAGATGATAAGAGTTTTGATATTTGGTTGGACGAGAGAGTTGAGTTCTTTAGTGGATATCGAGGAGATGACAAGATTGCTCCCTGCATCAATATGTGTGATGGGTTGGATATTCTTTTTTTTTTGAACGGTTTTGGGAAGCCCTCAAAGAAGATCCCAAGAACAAATGGTTTTTTACTCCGCCGGAAGAGAAGAACTACTCGGGGGACCAAAAGTCGTTCGCGAAGAGGAAGGAGGTGATGCGGAGGATGAATCGTGATATCTTTGAGAGGATAGATTATGATTCTATTTATGTGAGATTATTGAAGGGGGCGTACTTCCAGGTGGGTAATGAGAAGCCGATTGAATCAGTGAAGAGGAGCATATTTGAAAATGCTTTGAAGCTAATGAGTATAGAAAATGCACAGATATGAAGAATCCAAGACATGAATTAAAGCCGAGGAGATCCGGGTGTGATTGGGAGAATCACCCAGGACCGGAATATGTCAAAAGATTAAAAGCGTTATTCCTGGAAGATCCGTGGGGATATCACAGAAGGAAGATCCGGACTGATGACCGGCCAGTGTGGAAGTTTTTTTGGAGAAGGAGTTTCAAGATCTGGATTAAGAGATTGAATCAAACATCATTTGGAAAGACGGATGCGTATTTGATCAAGATTGGATTTTTGCATGTGTGGAGATTCAGGAATTATAATGTGTTCATGAGTTGGCCAGGTTGTTAATCCGAGCAGCTGTCATGTGCAACCGCGGCAAGTGTAGCACAGCAGATAGAGCCCAGTTTATTTTGCTGATAAACAGTTGATTGTGAGCGAAAAGAGGAAACCGAGAATTACGTTTTTGCTCAAAATAGAGGCAAAGGGAGACAAGAAGAGTCATAGGGTTGAATTGTTTGATTGTGAGTTATGGGGGGAGGAGAGAGGTTGGAAGGGCGCGCCCAGGTTCAGGATGAGAGTGAATGGGAGGTGGTTTCCGAAGGGAGAGAGGAGATATTTTTATAAGTCAGAAGTGAGAGATATTTTGTGGAGGAGTTTACCATGGAATGACAAACCTAAATTATGATAGTAGTAAAACCAATAGAAGGGAGGAATTTGGTTATGGTGTATGGATCTAAGGGATGCTTCATTTTCAGCAAGTCCAGGAAAATGATACCGCGTGATCCGTATAAGTTGGAATATATTTTCACAGGGTGGAAGAAAAATAGGATACATGAATTGTTCCCGTCTGCGCTGTTATTCGACATGGACAGGCAGTCCATCCCTAAACAATGCTCAGAGATCATATTATCAATAATCGCGGCTGATGAATAATACGTTGTTTGGAGATCTTGTTAGGAGTGTTGGTTATGATGAGGAGGAGATGATTGCTGACATCCTCCATCTTCATTCTCCACAGAAGAGGATTGATCTGGACCCAACCTATTCAATTGGGAATTTCTATAAAGGGAGAAGAATTCAAGAACCGCAACACATCTCAGATCTCAAGCCCCAGGTTGAAGGAGTCCTGGAGGCTGACAGTCAAGATCTCCATATGTTCCCAAACAATTGGTTGGAGACGATCATGTTTGACCCACCTTTTATCATTGGTGGAGAGTCAGAGAGCAAGGGGAAGATTGAGCAGAGGTTTGGGAGATTCAAGAACCCACCGGAATTAAGGAAGATGTATTACAATTCACTGAAAGAGTTTTGGAGGATCTTGCTTCCTGGTGGGATAGTGATATTCAAATGTCAGGATGTAGTACATGGAAGGAAGCAGTACATGAGCCATGTCCTGGTAATGAATATGGCGGTTGAAATTGGATTCTATCCAAAGGATCTATTTATACTTTTGGCGAAGAATCGGATGACGAATATTGAGGAACAGAGCCATGCTCGGAAACATCATTGTTATTTTTGGGTATTTGAGAAGAGCAAAAAGAGTCTCAACTTTTATCTCGATGAATTCAATTAAAAGTCATATTTTGCGAGCCATCTAATCCTCCTAACTTAGATAATTCCAAACCATCGGGGCGTCACCTCCCATAATGACGCCCCATTTTTATTATCTTTACTTCCATGAGTTCTGTATGTTCTAATGATTTCAATGAGGGGGATTTAATACGGCTTGTGAAGGAGGCGGTGATGTTTTCCCCAATAGTGGAGGGCAACCCTTGTCAGAGGATCCAGAGCTTTGCATATGTAAAGAGTTGGGTTGCTGATGGGATTCCTAATTTTGAAATAATGATCAATGACCCGAAGAGCGTTGATCATGCTTTTATCAGAAATAAGGATGAGTTGTACCCTATATGCACGCTCAACGTGGAGACGATTGAGATGTTGGGGCCATTCCAAAAGATGTCAAAAGATAGAGACCGGTTTGAGTTGGCGATCATTGACAGGTATATCGCTGACTGTGATAAGTGCAAATATTGTGGGAAGAGAGATAAGGAGCAGATCAAAATTGATGTGAGAAAGTTATGGCATCAAGTGATCGATTATATCAGAGAGGCCGGCTATTTCAAGATCAATGATGGCCAGAGCATTACGTATAGTTGGGAGAATGAGAATTACATTGCTCACAGAGTGGCAGATGGAGATGATCCAATACAGAGTGCGGATCTGCAGTATGCGATTAGCAATCAAAGATGGGCCATGTGGGAGGAGGATAATGCTAATGTCAAGGGAGGTTATGTGCACATGGGGGATTTCCTGGTGGGGATTGTCGGGACGATCTCATTGAGGAAAGAGGTTGATTCTGAAGATGTGGCGTGGAACTTCCAGAAGTTCAAAAACATGATTCATAAGTCCAGGTAATGACTCTAAGGGAGAAAGTACAAGAGATCAACCTTAAGGAAATATTGAAGAAGAAGGGAGAGGAGGCGATTGAGATCATTGTCACGAAGATCGATGAGAAGAATATGCGGGGGACCGGAGCGCTCAGGGAATCAGTTAGGCAGGAAGTGAGTGGAGTGATGCCATTGTTTGAGGCGTTGATTTACATGAAGACATATGGAGTTTATCACAGCATTGGAGTGCCTCCGGAGAAGATCCCATATGAGATAGGATCAAGGGGGAAAGGTGGTACATCATTATACATCCAGGGGTTATATGCGTATTGGAGGAATTTGGGATTGGATGAGAAGGAGGCGAAGAGTGCCGCGTTTGCATTGGCGACCCTGCAGAAAAAGTTTGGAGCTCCTTTGAGTTGGTATCAAAGATTCAAACGGGGAAGCAATTTTATCAAGGAGGCGGTTGCTGAGATCGAGAAAAACCTAAAGGATATAAGTGTAGTGGATTTCACGAATCCGATTAAAAGAGCAGTCAAGGAATATATCACCGATAGCCTGCGCAATGTAGGGGAGATCCAGGTGGAGATATAAAAGAGTCTTAACATCCTTAAGTTCGTGGGCGCGTGTTGTGTGATTGAAGAATCACGGACCGCCCATATTTTTTACAGTTATGCTTGTGGCGTATATATAAATTATATATCTTCAACGTAGTCAAAACAATTAAATCTTAAGCAATGCAAAAAATAAAAATCAAAGTCCAGGCCCAGAATACTGAGACTCTAAAGAACATCACGTATCAATTAATGAATGACAAAAGGGATCAGGCCGACACGGTTATGAATGTAGTATTGGAAGAATTGGCCAATAGAATGAAAGAGGAGGAGTATTTGGAGTTGTGTGAGATGTTGTGCGAAACATATGATCATGCTTATGAGAACGAGGTGATTGAGAAGTTGTATGAATGCGGAGGTAGATTTATCAAGGTCGCAAGTTTGAACGGGTATTTTTATGGAGTGTGCAATTATGGAGAGCCAATGATGGATGACCCAATTTTGCATGATAACATCGAAGATGCAGTGAGAAGCATTGAGGAGGAGGTTTTTTTGTTCAATCAAGTTGGAACGAATAATGAGGCTTTGATCATGAAATTGACAAACAGAAGTTAGTAAATCAAATTAGTCAAAACATAAAATTTTAATCATGAGTAATTACACCGATACCTTAGATTTTGAAGTAGTAAAAGCACCCATCAAAATTCAACTCCCAAGCGGGAAGGAGATAATCGATCCTAAGAAGGTTGCATTGATCAATGACAAGACTGGGGATATCCTAAGTTACATGACCCCCGGTTACCGTCTATTCACCAATGAAGAGTTCATGGAATTGACTAACCGAGTGGCTGAGTCCACAGGTTATGAGGTTGCCCATTATGGAACTTACAAGGGTGGGAAAAAAGTTCTATCCGCATTGAAGATGAATGGCTCCGAAGGATTCAACATTTTGGGTCACTCGTTTGAGTCTCACGTTGTTCTTTTTGATTCCAGGGATGGGAGTAAGAAGTTATCAATTGGAGGAAGTGGGCAGATCCACAGATGTGATAATATGTTTCGATCCACGGATGTGCACCTTTCAGTCAATCACAACCGGGAACTCGAGAAAATGGTCAGCGAGTTCAGTTTTAGAATGGAGATGTTTAGAGTCAATCAAGACGCTCACATTCAGAGATTGGAGAGATTGGCAGACATCAAAGTCAATCGGAGCAATGTTTATGATCTCATTGGTGGATGGACTGAGTTGGAGAGGAAGCAAGTGAGAATGTTGGCAACGGGGAAGGAAGTGATCATTGATGGAAAAAAGGTCTCCACTCGAAAGACGAACATCGTGACCGGATTGATGGAATCATGGGACATTGAGAGTAAGGCATTGGGGATGAATGGATTTGGTCTCCATAACATGGTGACTCACTATTTTTCCAATAACAGGAAGAATGACATGGTTGATCTATTCGTTAAGGATTTCGGGTACAAAGAGAGAGAGACGATTGAATTCGCGGAGGCGTTAAAATAGATTCCATTATATGGATTTCAGGTTGAGGGAGGGGCCAAAAAGTTCCTCCCTTTTTTATTTGCAGTTTCGATATATAAATTATATATTTAACTCGTCAAAACAATTAAATCAGAAGTATTAGAGCAATGAAAAATTTAGTATTCAATTCAGACAAGCATGACCTCTTCTTCGCAGAGAACACGTTGTATTTCAATAACGGAGTGATCAGCTTCGAGGCAGAGATTGATAATTGGGAAGCGGCCCAGGTTTTAGGTTATGTGATTAAGGATGATGAGAACTTTGACCAAATGTATGTGATTGATCCAGAAACTTTAGAAATGGTGCCAGAAGAGTATTGGGAGCCAATAGGTGATGAGCTTATTGAACTTGCAGAGCTTTGGTTCTGCAAGATGCATGGACAGAGATTCAGGAATTTTATGGTTGCCGAACTCAGAGCAGAAGAAATGGCAGAGAAGCAGATTAAGGAGGGCATGAGCTTGTTTATCGAAGTGAGGAAGAACAATGTGAACTTCACGAAGGAAGAGAGATTGTGGATGGAGGACATGGTGCGGGGAGCGGTGAGAGATTTGAAGAGATTGATTATGGAGCAGTTTATCATGGTTGGGTTGATCCCTGACTGCATTATGGCGAGAAGATTTATGGCCCATGTGAATCATCCAGAATGGCCGAGATTGAGGTGTGAACCCAAAATAATGGTATCGTGAAAGGATATGATAAATACATACTGGTGTTCTCAGGAGGAAAGGATTCAACCGCTTGCCTTCTTCATTTATTGGAACTGGGTATACCAAAGGAGAAGATTGAGTTGTGGCATCACTTGGTGGATGGGTCGCCCGAAGAGATGACATTGATGGATTGGGCGTGTACTGAGGATTATTGCCGGAAGTTTGCGGAGGCGTTTGAGATCCCCATTTATTTCAGTTGGAAGGAGGGTGGATTTATGGGGGAGGCATCCAGGTGTGAGGAGAGAACAGCCCCGATTACATTTGAGATCCCAGGTGGAAAGAGAGAGACAGTTGGGGGAAGAGGAGGCAAGTTATCAACGCGGAGGATGTTCCCACAGGTGAGCGGAGATCTGACACAGCGTTGGTGCTCTGCTTATCTTAAGATTGATGTGTACAGTGCTGCGATCGCCAACCAAAAGAGGTTTCATAATTCCAGGATTTTGATTGTGTCAGGTGAAAGAGGAGAGGAGAGTGCGCAGAGGGCTTGCTATGACCCATTCCATAAGGATAGAACGGATAACCGTTTCCAGGGAGAGAGAACGATTCGATATAAGGTCAAAGGGAAGTATAGGAGTCGTACAGTCACCAAGGGGAAGAAGGATCGGCATGTTGACAGATGGAGACCGATTAAAGATTGGAAGGAAGGAGAGGTTTGGGAAATCATCAAAAGATGGAATGTGGTTGTGCATCCCTGTTATTACATGGGTTGGTCGAGATGTTCTTGCCAGTTCTGTATATTCGGAGGAGCTAATCAGATGGCAAGCGCATTCAAAGTGAGTCCGTTGATAGGATTCCAGTTGATGGCGATGGAAGAGGGATGGGGAGTCACGATTAAGAGAAATGAGAGCTTAGAAGAGTTGATTGTCAGGGGAGAGGCGTATGAGGGTGTGGAAGGAGAGATGTTGGCCCTGGCTCGAAGCAAAGTATATTATGGAGATATATTCACCGGAACATGGACGATGCCCATTGGAGCCTTTGGGGATAGTTGTGGGCCAACTTAAATAATTGGAATTATGAGTAACAGAATTTTTACAGAAGACGAATACCGTCTATTATTGGAAGGATTGGGAACCGTATTGAACACCAGAAGCATGCTTGAAAAATTTGCCGAGAAGATGATGGTTGAGACCATAGGAATACCGAAAGAGATGTTTGATAAGGGGAAGATGGCCCATAAAGAAGAGAAGGGAGAGGATGATAAAATGGATGAGCAGTTAGTTAATATCCTGAAAGGGAAATTGACCCATATGAGAATGGAGGACAGAGCGAGGGAGGCAGTCGAAGATCTCAAAAAGGAACCGAGTGAATAGAGATGAGATTAGAAGAGCATTTGGAAGGGCGAAGGATCATATACCTTTCTCTTCCAAATTGCTCCCAGGATCGGCAGAGAATACATTTTTGATGATCGCCAGTGCAGACAGGGGAATTGGAAAGATGCACCCTATCTCAGATGGTGATTATTTGTTTTGTGAGTTCGATGAAGAAGGGGAGAGTGAAGGGTTGGTTGTGTTGTTCAAGGAATCTACCCAAAGGCGGCTCAAAAGATTTGTTATACGGCACTGTGTGAAGAGTAATGATAAGTTGGTCTATATGGATTCATTTCAAAAAATATTTGATTCCAGGGATTGGATCAGAGTGGGGAAGGTTAAGGCGATTTTTACAACTCAAATATCTAAGTATTATGGGGTCTCAGGATTGGAAAGAGTTTAAGGATTCAATCAAGCAAAGAAGGGATGAGAAGGAGGATAAGTTTATACATGTTCATCTTCCAAAGATCCAGGAATTGACCCCGGTTCAAGAAAGAGAAAATGGGAGTTTTAGTTTCCAGGTGGATGGATTCGGAACAGTTGATTACTACCCAAAGGGAGGCAAGTTGTTGATCAGATCTCAGAATGATTGGATTAAGAGAGGTTTAGATTGGATCTATCAAAATTTGATCAATAAAAAGTAGATGGATCATTCAGGGCAACCATATACCTGTTCTTATATAAATCGAGTTATCAACCGATTAGAAGAGTTGGGAGAGGCCCATTTTGAGAATGTGGAGCATGAGAAGGATTTATTGGAAATTGTCAGAGACATCAACACAGAGCTAAGAGAATGGGGGAATGAGTTGCATGATCAGCTGGAGGAGGCGAATAATAAGATCGAAGATTTGGAGAGTGATGTTGAGTCATTGACAGAAGATTTATTAATTTTGAAAGAGGAGAAGGAATTATTGGTATGATCATCTTTGGAATTGGAATTGTGATTTTGTATATCCATTTTCTGGATGAGTTAGGAGTCAAACAATGAACGTCAGATTTTTTTTTCATACAGACAAGGGGTTCAAGTGATTGCATGAACCCCTTTTAAGAACTTTGCAGGGACCCATGTCGCGGTCACCTCCTTGAAGTGTAGGAAGCCAGACAGCCCCGGTGAATGCCGGGGTTTTTTATTTGTGTGACCAAATTTGCTAACTTTGAAGAGCAAAGGTCAATGATATGCCCCCTGGAGGAGAGGAACAAATTGTATTAGCCCTTCGATTGAATGCTTCAAGTTCGATCAGTGAGATGGCCAAATTGGATAACCGATTGGCCGTGGTCACCAGGAATCTCCGAGAATTAAAAAAGCAGGGGAAACAAACCACGGACACGTATAAGGATTATAAGACTACCCAGATCGCTATCAGGGAGGAGAAGAAGAGATTGGGAAGGGAGATCCGAAAACAGGTGTCAGACTGGCAGAAGTTCGGGAAGGCCATACCGAAAGATTCAGTTGAGGGGATGGCCAGGGAAGCGGCTGAGTTGAGAAGAGTGATCAGATCTCAGACTGAAGATGTAAGGAAGAATAACAAAGTGATTGGTGAGTTGGGAATCACTTATGAGCAAGCCAAGGCCAGGTCTAAATCATTGAGAGATGAGGTAAGGAGGCAGGATAAGCAGATGGGTGATTTCACCAGCAATATCGGCAATTACAATGAGGCCATTGTGATGGCTATACGTGGGCAGGGATCATTAGGGCAGAATATGGGAATTGCGACGCAAAGGATGCTTACCTATGCAGGGCCATTGGCAGCTATTGCCGGGATAACCAGAGGGCTTGCCGGGATCATGAGAGATGGAACCCGTGTTTCTGCGGAATATAATGAGTCGTTTAAAAAGTTGGAGTCAATTACAGGGTTGACGGGAGAGATGTTGGAGGATCTAAAAAGCAGGTCAATTGATTTGTCTCGTCAACTTTCGATAAGCGCGAAGGATATTAACAATGCCTTTGCCCTGGTTGGTTCTGCGGCTCCCGAATTGTTAAAGATTCCCAGTGCTTTAGAAGAGGTCACCAAACAGGCAATCATATTGCAAAGGGCCGGTGGACTTGAATTGAATCAGGCGGTTGAGGCTGTGACCAAAACAATGAACATTTATAACCTGTCTGCTAACAGGGCAGGACAGGTTACAGATATCCTGGCCACGGCTCAGCAGAAAGGAACCGCGAGAGTTGAGGCGTTGACGGAATCATTAAAGAATGGAGGGCCGGCAGCTGCAGCATTGAATGTGACTTTGGAGGATAGTTTAGCGATTCTCCAGGGGTTTGCTAAAGGAGGAAAGGAAGGAGCAGATGCAGGGACAGCATATCGACAAGTATTGAATAGGCTGGCCAAAACAGGAAGGGATGAATTCAATCCTTCCATTGTTGGCGGTGTCGGTGCGATAAACAACCTTGCTGATGCGAACCTGGATTATCTCGAATTACTCGACATATTTGGAGAGAAGGGAGTTACAAGTGCCGCTATCGTTATCGAACAGGTGGACGCGATAAATGAATTGGATGGAGCTCTAAATGATGTGGGGAATGCTTTAGAGCAGTCATCCATAAACACGGACACGGCAGCATTTGCCGCACAGCAGGCGACAGTGGCATATGAGAATTATTTATTGTCTATTGATTCAGGGGAGGGATTTTTCACTAAAGCAAACCTACACTTAAAAGGTTTTAGGCAGGGCTTTTTTGAAGTCGCCAGGGCAGTCAATGAAGGAGAGATCACGTGGTGGCAGTTCTGGACTCAGAATCTTCCAGAATATGCCAAGGATCTGAATGAAGCGAGGGTTGCACAGGAGAAGCTGAATAACGAAATAATCAAGGGTGTCACGGAGTTGGCTGGATTAGAAAGTGTTGAGTCAGAAGATACAGGAGGGCTCGCGGAGTTCAATAAAAAGAAGAAGGAGGAGAAGAAGTTGAGGGAGGAGGAAGACAAGAGAATTGCCAAGGAGAAGAGGGAAAAAGAGAAGCAGGAAGAGGCTGACAGAAAAAGGAAGGAGAGGAAGGCAGAGCGGGATGCCAAGGCGAGGGCCGAAAAGGAAAGAAGAGATGCGGAGAGAAGGGAGGCACAACGGATTAAGGATGAGCAGAACGCGGTAAAAAAGATTGAGGATCTTAGAAATTCATTGATTAATGATGATTTCGACAGAAAGATAGCAGAGCTTAGAACAAGAGTGGGGAGAGAAATAGTTGGCCTTTCAGGAACTCCGGAGCAGATTGAAGAGCAGAAGAAGTTACTAAATGAATCGCTTGATGCACAAATTGCCATCATCGAGCAGAAGAGAAAGGAGGCCATCGATAAGGAGGATCAGAATTTCAAGAAGAGAGAGGAGAAGAAGAGAGTTGATGAGGAGAAGTTGGGGTTGTTGCAGATTCAAGGAGCAACGGATGCGGCCAGGCTTGCAGCTATTTCCACTATCGAGAATGAGGAGGAGTTACAGAGGCAGTTGAGAATCATAAAACTTCAAGGGCAGATCAATTCAAATAATCTCCTTTTGGAGAATGAGAGATTGCATGAAGCGGAGAGGAATGCATTGTTGTTAGAGAATGCAAAAAAGAGAGGGGAGATATCAAAGATCCAGAATGAAGCGCAGACCGAGGCGGCAGAGGATGCGGCTGCAGAACAACAAAGGATTCAGGATGATTTAAACCGAGCATATCAAGAAGGATTCGAACAGTTGGGAGAGGCATTTTCGTTGTTGTTTTCTGGACAGGAAGATGCCATGAGGGCGTTTGGGTTGGCTGTGCTTGGGATCTTGCTTGATGTCCTGGAGAATGCGATTAGGGCGAATGCGATTGCTGCGTTTGCCGTAGAATTAGGAACCAAAGGTTTGTTTGGTTTGCCCCAGGGACTTGTAGCCCAAGGATTAGTATTAGGATTGATCAGGGGATTGAGAGGGTTGATCAATTTTAAGGATGGCGGTTTTCTGGATATGTTGGAAGGGATTGGACAGGCGTCATTGGGAACCTATGCAGGGGGAGGAGCAATTGATTTTCCGGCTAAGACTGGCGGGGAGATCCGAGGCCCGAGCCATAGTAAAGGAGGAGTACCGTTTGTATTAAGAAAGGGTGGAAGAGCGTATGTTGGAGAAGCGGAAGGAGGAGAGGTGATCATGAATAAGGCCCAGGTGAAGAAGGCCAAAGCGATATATGGGAATGATGTATTTGCGCAGATCGGTGTACCTGGAGAGGCTATGTATGCCCAGGATGGAGCATTTATACCCCAAACTGTGTCACCGTCAGATGTACGAGTTGCGGATCCGCAGGGATTCGCCAAAGATGATTTTGATTATCTCATCGAAGGAATAGGAGAAGAGAATAAGAAGTTGAATGATCAGACAGTCCGAAAAGTGACGAGAGCAATGGGAGCTTCATTGAATGCCCAGAACAGAAGAGAGGAAAGGGAATTACTTTCAATTCGATTAAACCAGATATAGGATGGCGATCAATGTAGTATCTGAACCTAATGTGAGATCCAGGTTGAGCGACAATCTGGAATTTGTATTTAATCTGACAAGTGTTGGAGATCTCGTTAACACGAAGATTTCATTTGGATATAAGATCTACAAGGTTGTAAGTGGATCGGAGGTGCAAATCAGTAAGAAGAATCTGCAGTTTGATCCCAGGAATACCGGAAACTTTGCGATCTCAATTAAGAGAGAGGCATTCGCGAATTTGTTCACACCAATACCGAACTTGGGGGCAGGCGTGACCGGGACCATACCAGATGCCCGGGAAGAGGTTGGAATGTGGGTCGATATAAAGATCAAATATTGGGAGGTCAGCACAGATCTGAATACCTGTGCCGAGGTGATTGTTGGATCACAGTTGGACACAACAGTCATCCGGGTTTTCAACTCAGTACAGAGGTGGTATGACACCAGGGGAGCAATTGCAGCTTCCGAGATCTTAACGCAGAGACCATGCCTAATTCCATCATCGAGCAACTGTGAGGACTTTTTATATGCCCTGGAGAATTGTGTTGTCCGGGTAAATGGATATGATGCTGACAGGAATCAATTGGTGAACACGTTGGAGGTCACAAGCGGAGCGGATGTAAGGAGTATTGGAATTGGACCTAAGAACATATTGACCTATCCAGGATGGAGCAATGTTGAGTTCTATATTGTACAGGCTTGGAATGGGCCGGTTTCGGGAGATCCGGACTTCACATTTAAGTACATGATTGATTATTCAGATGAGGCCGTTCCTGTCATCTTCCAGGAGTATGATGGAGGGTACAGTTCGATATCATTTGAATATGCAGAAAACGGAAACATCTCATTTGTCGAATCCAGGGCGAGGGTTGATGTGGATGGGCATGCAGGGTTTTCCAGTGTGGGGAGATTGGAGGCAGGGCCGAGGATAGTTGATAAGCCAGGACAGAACATTATTTCCCTGGTGAAAAAGATCCCAATGGATCAGGATTGGAAGAAATGGTTGGAAGTGTTTATTAAAAGCAAGTCATACATAGCACATATGAGAGGAGTGGAAGTGAGTGTTGGCTTGGTGCCAGGAACATACGGTACATTCGTGAGGAAGAGAGAATTGTTCTTTAGAGCGAGTTTTGAGATCCTTACAGTAGATGATGCACCGAATAGCATATATTGATTTGAAAGTTGGCGAAACTGTATTCGTCAAAGTGTTGCAAGATGATGGGGAGATTAGGAATGACGAAGGGATTATAATTTGGATAGGAGGAAAATTTGTTGGAGTTAGATGCCTCAATGAAAACCTGCATATATTGAGTAAGAAGAAACTAAAAGAGTGGCTTAATGAGTGATGTGAAAATCAGACTCCGGAAAGAGCCTCTAAATGTGGCTAATCATCATTATTCAGGGGATGGGAGTTTGTACCTGGATATGCCTGCTGATTTTGAGTTAAGCCGGACGAAGGTTGTAGAGGAATTGACAGAAGCTGATATGATCAAATTTGATTATGTCCTGGCATTCGCATTACCTAAAACAGCAAAGAATATCGCATTGCTTCATAATGAGTTGACGGTTGTTGACCAGAAGGAGAATTATGATAATGTGGAGATCGATTTTATCACTGGATCTGATGTGGACTCAACTGCAGAAATGATCATTGATAAATCAGGGGGAGGAGAGGGAATCCAGATCGGCATTGGGTTTTATAAGAACCATTGGGCGAAGAAGATGAAAGGGGTGTATTGGAAGGATCTGACGAATTTGGGGCAGTATACTCACACAATCAAGACGACTCAGCAATTGCATGATTCGTATATCTATAATGGGACTGATTTCACTTGGCAAGTATTGGCCGATTATGGTGATTTTGAAGGATGTGGAGATGATGATAATGAGGCGTTACTTGTTCCGGATGCAGCGCAAAGGCCATTATTCTCCATACCGTATTTGGTTGACAAGGCATTTTGTGAGTGGGGATGGAGGTTTGAGTGCCCGTTATTTGAGAATGATGGAGGGAAGCGGTTGTGGGCATATCTGTTAGATCCAAAGATGGGAAGGAACCAAGATCTCAGAACTGCGCATTCTGCAGTTGCGAGAATGGCGGTTGATTCAGGAGAGGAGTTGATTACTGATTCTGTTAGGAAGTATGGGTTTGAGACCATCATGCAGAATGTCAAAGGAAATCTGAAGACGATACCTCACATTCATGAGGGAAGTTTTATTGGTAATTGTGAAGTTTCAATTAAAGCGGAAATCAAGTGCGATATCACGGAGCTTAATTCTGACCATGTTGTGAAATTCCAGTTAGTAAGAAGGACGAATGAGGCAGCGGTGGAGAAAGTTGTGATCCTGGATGAGAGAGAAATAAGCAGAAAGACACCGGATGATGAGATCGAAGAATTTGAGTTAAAGGCCGACAACGTCCCTGCATTTGATCTGCAGAGGATTCATGTGGAGTATTTCACCAAAGATCCAGAGGCCAAAATCATACGTAAGGCAGAAAGTAATATTTCGTATACAGCCCAGGCGGTTTATCTCCAGCTGAATGAAGTGTATGAAGTCAGTGAGTTGATTGGACAGAATTATAAGATCGAGGATACTTTTAAAGGGCTGACAAAAGCGTTTCAATGGAAGTTTGAAACAGACCATGGATCAAGGACTGTTACAGCGAGAAGTCCGTATGATTTGATTATAAGGGGAGATTCAGTAGAGGGGTTTTATGATGTGACAGATCCGATTGATTTTGATGAGAAGGTTGTACCGGATTCTCCTTTAATCGATTACCCAGACAAAGAGGGGCCGCGGTATATTCGGACTGCGTGGAAGGAGTCCACTGATTCATATATCAAGGGGTTGAATTTGGATGAGCCATTGTACAGTCGCCTATTGGATAGGGGGGAAGATTATTTGGATATTGAGCCGGATGATCGTGAAAATAAATTCTTTGAGCCAACAGCGCATGTGAGAATGGCCCCTTACACTGAATTGGTAGATGTGAATTACAACCTCCCTGGAATCTCCGGCAGCATAATTTCATATGACAATGTAAAGAGCTTGAATTTGATCATACCGAGAATGTATGGGGGAAGTGAAGAGGAGTTGGTGCATCACCTGGATATAGGGCCGAGATTGTTATTGGCACAGGGAGTGATCCAACACGGATTCGTAGTAAATGCGGCTATCCCTCTTCCTCATAGGTCTGTAAAGAGAGGGAATGAGACAAGCACGTTGATTCCAAGTGCATACATGGGAGCTTTGTGGGCCAGTGAAGAAAGTAACAATGTGAATTCTCCGGCCAGGTGGTCAATCGATACCCTGGATTTCAGGAGCCTTGCCATTGGATATCTGCCCCAATATTATGGATTCATGATTTATGAGCAGATGCATAAAAGGGCATTGCATGAGGAGGTCAATGAGCCGACCTTGGATTTATTGGCCCATTTGAGTGATGAAGATTTTAGATCATTCAATTTGAGGAAGTTGTATAAGATTACGGTTGATGGGAAACCGGATCTATGGAGGGTTACACAGATCCGAGATAACATATTTGGAAAGGGGTTGACCACTCCGATAACCTTTGTGAAGTATAGTGGGAACATAAGCGCGTGTGGAGTGGCGGTTGTCCAAGAAGGGAGATGTATGAACTTCCCGGTTGTGAACTATTCGATTGTAGATAATAGAATCAATTTATCAATCTCTGGATCCTTTAATTCAGTTTTGAATAATGCTCAGTTCTATTATCAGGAGTTGGGGAGCCAAACAGTGGTCACAATTCCACAAGACACATCATTGACCTCCTTTGTGGACAATTTAACGAATGAGGTTGAGGTGTGGGCAGACACTTCATTTGATGACTTCCAGGGAGAGACTTGTGATGATGTATTGACTCCCAGGATTGTGATAAACCCATGTATCACGGATCAACCTGAATGGGTATTTGAGAGCTTTAAGAACGAAGACAATGAGTTGGTGGTGAAAGCAGACATTGGAGGGCAGATCAATAACACATATGTGCTGAGCTCTGTCACTTATAATCCAGTTGGCCAGAGCGCGATACCATATACCCCGGATGTGGAAATCGTTGATGTTACCACTGATTTGGAATTTTATGCGGAGATTGATTTTAATGATGCTTGTGATCCGATACCAGTGACGGGATTATTCAGGGTTGATAGTTATACAAGTGTTGCACCGACTGCATCACTCGAGTATATCAATGAGTTTGGAGCACAAAGAATGAACAGGATTGGCACCACTCCTGCAGGAGACTATGATGATTTCATTTTGTATCGTTTGGATGCCAATAGCAGATTCATCCGATGGAATGAGGAGGAGAATTTAGCGAGTGATTATATTGAAGCGAGGAGAGTATTAGTGCCGATAGATGGAGTCGGGAAACCGTATGCCAGCACATCGGTGATTTATCAAGTTTAAATTTATATACCATGTTGAGATTTATTGTTTTAGGGATCGTTGCATTGATCATGTTATCCAGTTGTGGATCTGGAAGAGTTGTCGTTGAGAAAGACAGATACAGGGAGGAAGAGAGGAACAATCATATTGTTCAAAAGTACATTGCTGAAAGTATGGATGTGAGTGATAATTTCAGGATGCTTTACACGGCAGAAATGAATGATGAACTCACAGAAGATGAGAAGACAGATGAGCTTGTTGAGACCTATTTGATGATGTTGGCCAGTGAGCAGGCCGGTGGAGTGCCGGTCGCGGAATTGAATATGGGGGATATCCTGGCCGGTGGAGGAGGAATCATTGGAGATATTTTGAGAGGAGTGGTTGATTTCGCTGCTGATTACCTTACGAAAGAGAAAGTACCACAGCCTTTCAATATTTTCAGGCAGGCCAAATTTGGGCGTAAAATGTGGAGGGAGAAGAAAGAGGAAAGAGATAAGTATTGACCATAACGCGAAGGGGGGCTGATCCGGGGTTTTAGGCCCCCTTTCCTCATTTAACCAACCTATGTATAATTCAAGTAAAGACGCGGACCAAAGGGGCCGGGAAGTATGTGTGATATTAAAGGACCGATTGGATGGAGATTGGAGTCATAAGATCGAGAACCATGGGAGTAAGTGGATGTATCATTGTTATTTGGGGAACATGAGATTGTTTGAGGATAACAATGAATTCAGTTGCTTCATTGCAAAGAGAGATGATGAGAAGGGAGGGTGGACACAGGGAGAGGCGAATTCTGCAGATCCTGGTGAGTGTGTAGTCCGGACTTTAAGGTTCTACAAAAAATATGCGATCGAGATGATTGAGAGGTTGAATAAAAACATGGGATTAATCAATATCTGAGTGGGGTACTTTGTAGTTATTGAAGGGAAGGTGAGCAGATATTTTGAAGGAGTCGCGCCAACCAATATTCCAAATGGAAATGTGTACAGAGTTAAGGAGGAGGATTATTACAAAGTATCAATTGAGATATCCAGGGCATTAAACCAAAAAAAGATTGAAAAAAATTCAGAAGATTTCAGATGGGAAAATCTGCCAGATTCAGAATTAAAAAATGCCAGAAAGTTCACTGAGATGAGACTGAAGAAGGAGTTGTTGAAATTGCATGAGAAATATGATTTGAGCAGCTATGATTATGCCTGCTGTGGGCTTGATGGTTTGGTAAATCGGTTTGAACAATATTTTAAAGAGGTGGATAGTGGAAAGAGATAGATTAATACTGAGGGTAAAAACTTTGATAAAATGCAAAGGATTAGACTTAAGTGAAAAAATTATGTTTGATCTGTTGCTTAATTGCACAAAAGATTCTTCAATGAGGAGGTTTTTAATAATCCACGAATTAAACCAGGAATACCCAAAGAAATATTTGGACCTCGCAGATGAGTATGGATGCAGTCTCGAAACCGTTAAGCAGATAGCTCATTTTAGAAAGGAGAACATCCAGGGTTAAAAAACATACACCCTAACTTCCAACAACAGATTATATATTTGCTTCATATGTTATGATGCATGAATAAGATTGACGCAAGGATCTTGATGACAGATTGGTGCATTGATGGGACTTACGGCATCAAAATGTATAATAAATACCTTCTGGAAAGCCAGATGGGTTACTCCAGGAAGAAGGAAATGTTGGAGGAGAAAAAAGAATCCGTAACAGAGTACTACATTGGATTGAATAGCGGGAAGAGGTCAAGATATCTCGATGATGTCACCGATGAAATGGGAGCGGTTGCGTATCTCAGATTTCACGGAGTGATGTTCGCTGAGGATGAAGCCTGCTCATATGGAATGAGCTACTTTGTCGATCAAATGAGAAGAGCGGAGAGCACACCGGGAGTCAAAGGAACGATAACGGAGATGCATACCGGAGGAGGAGAGGTTACGGCAGCAATGATGATGCAAAATGCATTCAAAGAGGCCAGAAAACCATCCATCATCCACGGACATTATATGGCGAGTGGAGGAGTGTTGGGTTCATTGTATGCAGACGAGATTATCTTATCCGGGCCAATGGTTCAGTTTGGATCAATAGGTGTGATGATGGATCTGCCAAAAGATCTATTACAAGAATACAAGGACAATTATGTTCGATTGTATTCTGCAGATTCTCCAAAGAAGAATGAAGCGCTCAGGGAGTACCTCGAAGAAGGAACCACAACTCTATTCGAGAAGAGGTTGCAGTCACTTGATAAGCAATTCATGGGACAAGTTGCCAAGATCAGAAACATACCGATGGATTCTGAGATCCTGGATGGAAGAGTGGTAAAAGCTCATAAGGCTTTAGAGTATGGAGTTGTTCACGGAGTTGGAGATCTCAATTATGCTCTAAGGAGAATGAGAAGTTTAATCAGAAACAAGTAAAATATTTAATCATGTTCACCGATAAAAAGAAGGTTAAAAACATCGTAAAAAACCTACAAGCGTTAGGTATAAATGTTGAGGGTGGAGATAGTTTGGAGTCCATACTTGACGCGACCGATCAAGCGGTCGAAGCCCAAGAAGGAGAAGGGGGAGATGAAGGTGCTGAGGGCGGCACAGAAGGAGAATCAAATGTTATTGAAGATGATACCACTATTACCGAAGAATCTGAAGAAGGATCTACAGAAGAGAGCGGCACAGAAGGAGAGCAAGGAGACGAAGGAGAAGGCGGTGACGAAGGGGGGAATTCAGGCAGTGAAGGAGGCGACCAAAATGCAAATGTAAGCGAGAAGATTTTAGCTCGACTTGATTCAATTGAGAACACCCTTAAAGAGGGTGCAGAAGACACCAAGAAAATCAAAACTCAATTGAACAAAAACACCACAAGATTGACGGCCACAATTAACGCTCTGAATAAGAGGAGTGGCAAGGCGTCCACAGTAGCCCAGGGAGATGATAAGGATTTGGATGAGGATATCCATTTGAGAAGTGAGAGTGGAGAGAGGGCAAAGGTTGATTGCTCGGAAGATCCGGCAGCTAAGGGATTGGTTGGTTGGATGAATTAATATCAGTAAGGAAAAATTTTGAATAAGCTATAAAAATCGAATCATGACAAACGTCACATTAGAAATACCAGGAGGAGGCCAATTTTATCTCGATGGCGATGGCCTCAGAGGGGCGGTACTTACCATCCCAAAGGATACCGAGATCCAGGTCTTTAGAGACAAGGTATTGATGTACCCCAGGTTTGCGGAGAATGCATTGGGTCTGTACACGATGGTACCGATGGAAGGATTGAGGGAAGTTGATATTACCATTTTCGACGATCCAGAATATGGACTTGCTCCGAGGCAGGCCGGATGTGTTTGGGACCCTGCATTGATGATCGGTGCATCCAGTGAAAAGATGAGGACGTATGGAGTTCAACACCAGTCAGAACTATGTACCGATTTCCTATGGAAGAAATGTTGGAGGCAATTACTTGGGCCTGGAGGTGGAATCCGAGATATTGAGAGCACACCAGGATCAAGACAACTATTGTTTGAAGCGATCGCGAAACTCCACGCAGGGATGAGTAATGATATATGGCTGCTCGGCCATTATGGATCTCACCCGGATTTCGAAAAAGCAGATGCTAATGGTTGGTGGAGAGCCAACAAGAGTCTGAATCCAACGAAATGGGCGAGATTGCTTAAACAACAAAGAACACTCGGTGGATTGTACACAATGGTTGATTCTCTTAAGAATGTGACGCAATTGGAGCACTTCAATATCGAGCTTGACCCGACACTTGTAAGCGGGAAGAAGTTCACAGGTGATGCGCTTAAGTATGTCGATGATGTGAAGGAGCAGTTACCTGAGAAGCTTGGAAATGCAGATCAAGCCAGAATCAATATTTGTACTGTCGGTCTCTTCAATCGTATGAAGGAGTTGATTAAGTTGAGATACTCAGCATTGCCAGAAGCCTATAACATTGAAGTGATGGGCCATGACAATAGACCGAAGACATTGAGACTCGATCCGAGAAGAGTGATCCAGTATGATGGTGATTGGTATATCAGGGATGACACACAAGCTAAGAAGGATTCGTTGTGCGGAACCATTACACATAGGTTACTTGTATGTGCACCTGGAGTGTTTGGTGTCGGTTATGATGTCGATATCTCTAACCAGGATAATGGAATGGGAATGACAGTTTCACACTGGAAGACTCCTCCGTTTATGGGTAAGACTTACTTTAGTGCTGACTTTGAATTAGGTTTCACAGTACTTGGGCAGAATGATTGGATTGCCAACTCATCACTTGTATTGGAGCCGGCATAAGAAGTGTCTTGAACCATATTTGATAACCGTTAAAAATTAAGTTATGCCTTTAGGTTTGGGCCTTACCGGAATAAATTCTAAGACGAATACCAAAGCGGCCATTGGTGGAATGGCGCGGTATATCCTTATACCGAAGGATGACGTCGATATTGATAGTTCTACATTGGCGGCGGGGAATCTCGTCACCGTAGCAATTACCAACGCTGAGCAGGCATTGTATGTCCCTAAGAAGGATACGGCCACGCTAACCAGTACGGGAGCGTTGGAAGATGGATCACACAGAAGTAATATCGAGGGCTTGGCTGAGTTCCCAGGTATTCGAAAGGAAGACATTGCGGAGGCATCCAGGTTGACGAAAGTCAAAGATTGGATTATCATTGCTGAGATGAACAATTGTCTTGTCGTTCTATTCGGTTGGGATGTGGTTGAAGGATGTAGTGCGAATGAGGAGTTGAAAGATTCGTTGACGGAGTTGAGGCCGGTTGTGAGTCTCGATTTTGGAACATCGGGTGGAACTGATAAGTTGACGATGAACTTCAATGGAACGCAGAGAACGCCTGCATGTGTGATCGATACTGCGACACAGACATTTGATGACATATTGGCACTTACAGCGCCTTAAGAATAAATTTTTTAACCATGGCAGAAAAGTATTATGGATTAAAGGCTCGATATGCGAAGCCAGTGATTCAGCAGACAGTTGAAGGAGAAGTGATCAATTTGGGAACTTCTCAGACTACAGCGATAACAACCAGGGCCAGCAACCAAAAGATCGGAGGTAAATCTCAAAGAGTTGTATATGGAGCTACACGCGCCCAGGTTCATGAATTGTTTGACAAGCGAGGAGGGGTTAAATCGATCAAAGTTTCAGAGAACAAAGAAGATCTTGAAAAGAACCCTAACATCGTTTTAGTATATCCGGACGAAGCCCCTGAATATGAAGATGAGGAGGCAGTTGAAGAGTTAGAAGACACTTCAAAAAAGAAGTCCGATAAGAAAACAACTGGGAGATCCAGTGCTTCTTCAACCGGGGGCTCAGGTGGAGCAACCGATGCCAATACATAGTAATATGAAATGGCAAAAAGTGACACAGATGGAATACACCCTATAAGGGATTTCCCAAGAGGTACCGGATCGGTCAATGCAATAAAGTTTGCAGAGATTCGGAACCCAATGCCGGAGGAAGTGTCTGATGGGCATGACCTCAAAAAGATCTTTGACATATATCCTTATATACCTTACGCGTTTGCGGATAAGGTTACAAGCCAGATGCTGAAATGGTACTTGTTGAACTCAGGTTATATGAGTGAGACAAAGGGTAATGTGATCACCAAGACAAGTGATTTTGCTTTTGGAGGTCAATACCAGTATATCCGGTCATCTAACCCCAGGTTGTTTATACCTAATTTCAAGGAAGAAATTACGGATGTTACGACTTGGAATGGTTTCAATGATTTTGTGAGTGGGATTGATTTATGTGGAGATGATTATGTCTCTATGGCCTACAAGCTGAACCATTCGAAGATGACAGTTGGAGAAATGGGAATGGAGGTCATTTGGACGGGCATAGCAGATATTGATTTAGTTCGCTTTAATTGTGTAATGCCGGATAAGTATATGCCGGTCTACAAGGATGATAGTGATGATCGATGGATGGCCATCTCGCCAAAGTTCTCAACGCATTACTTGAAGAAGTACCCAGCCCGGGAAGTACCCGTTTGGCCTAATTACAAGGAGTTTCCAGATGGATCAATAAGAACGTTCTTATTTGCGAAAGATGGAAGGTACAAGTATGTAGGCAGGCCGGATGATTATGGAAACTTTCCGACCCAATACAATCAGTATAAATTGAATGTGATGATCACGAAGATGATCAAGAAAAAATTCATGCCAGAAGTATTGATTGAATTGGAAGAAGGTGGATTTGGGTTCAATCCGAATGCAATAAACACCTCAAACATTCCAAGCATTGAGAATATCGGCACAACCGGGAATCCATTTGGGAACCCGAAGCAGAAGTCGATCTTAAGGAAGATTGAGGAGCAGTTTTCGGCAGAAGGAAGAGCGCCCACGTCGATCATGGCTATCACCAGGAAAGCGGGAATGAAACCGTTTAAGGTTCATGAGTTCAAACACCAAGCGAAAGAGAATTTTTACTTGAAGTTGTTTGAGAGATTCGAGGAATCAATCATGAAAGCGAATCATTTTCCGAGAGCCTTGATGATGGATCAGGTTGGAGGTTTTAACAGTAGCCAGTTTATGGATATATTTGAGATCCACGGAGCTACGAAGATCTTGAAGCATCAGTTGGCAGTTGGAGGGTTTATCAATGAGGCCCTGCATGTGGCGGCTGAATTTCTTGATATGAATGACATGAAGAATTATGCGATAAAATTCAATAGTCCTCTTCAAGATTTGATCAATCGGAGGATTGAAGCAACTGGTAACAAAGATGGCCTTACAGAAACAGAGCTTAGTGACATATCGGCAAGTAATTAACCGGACTCCTGTATCAAGTACAGTGCCCGAAGAGTTTCTAAAGAACCATATGGATTTAGAGTTGATTTTTGAATCCAGGATGGGATCAGACTTTTTGGAAGCGTTGTTGGATGATCGAGCGGAGTATGAAGTTGTTAATGAGTTCACGGAGGGACACAGCTATGCGATAAATGATATCGCTGATTATCATGGTAGATTTTATGAAAAGATCTCAGATGATGAACAGACGGTTGTCACTGATCCGAGTTGCTCAACCGATTGGGAAGTAAAGAATGTATTTACAACCGATTGTTTGAATGATCTTTGGGATAGATTGAATAGTTGGCTTTGTTGGAAAGTGGCCTATGTTGCGGCCCCGTTTATCGATAGTCAGTATGGTCCTGGAGGGTTCACAAAACAGAGCCAAGGGAATCAGAAGAAAGCTGTGAATGAGAGTCAATTGGCCTCGATCATGTCATCATATGGAAAGAGATGTGGAATGATCTATGGAGTCTTAAAGAAGAAGATCCAGGCGGCTTATGATACTGGTGAGTGCGAAGTTTTGGAGAAGGTTGATTTTATCGCGTTACAGTGTGGATCGAGTGGAGTTGATAATGTGACCAATTATGATGGAGGCGGCATGATGTTTCGGCATGATTGGGAGGATTAAGAAAGAGGTAAAGAAGAGGCTTGCGTTGGGCTTCCTGGTAGTTGAGAAGACGGACAATCCGGTTGTGATTGCCTATAGGAAGGGAAGGTGTGGGCCATGTGAGAACTACTCGGGACCGGAGAGTGATGAGTGTAAGTTTTGTACTTGTGTGATCGATGCCAAAGCAAGGTCAATCACTCACAGGGATATAAGGACTGGAAAAATAAGACTAACGACCTGCCCGATGGGTAGGTGGAATGATAAGGATGAAGCGAATTATTATAGGGAATTGGATGGATTGACATTAATTGAATAACTTAAATTTTAAACCATGTTATATCAGAAAAGTGTACCGGAACAAAACACTCCGAATCTTATTACACTGAGTAATAAGGCGACCCAATGTCCGGGCTATAGTGCAGTTTTGGCCCGGCATACTGTTGATGTTGCCCTGGCTGCAGATTTTGATGGAGTGAAATTCATCGATCAAGAAGGGACTACGAGAACTGCTTCTTTTGGTCTTACTGCGGATCCTGACACATTGGAAAAAAACATTCTGGATGCAGCTATTCAGCCTTACAGGTTGAATGGAATGGGAGCATTCGTTAAAACGGAATGGCATGACAATGGGGGAGTAAGGGTAAGAGACATTGGTGGAGGTAATAAAAAGATTACCATTGATGCCGATTTCGAGATCGTAGCGATGTTGAATGGTGTCACAGAAACTGCATTAACAAGGCTCACTGAATCAGTCATTGCAACCGAACTTCAGATTGTCCATGCCGTAGGAGCTCAGGGTAATTTGAGTTACAATGGATCTGACGAGGCACTTGGTACTCATAACACGACTGAGGGCGCGGCATTGGCCACGGCTATCGGGACAGCATTGGGGAACCTTTCCGTTGAGTATGGAGAGATCACAGTTGTTGAGAGTGATGATAATACTGAGTTCACCGTCACCATTGAAGTCCTGCAGAAGCCGATCGATTATGATGGCGTCACTATGTCCAGGACGGGATCGAAAAGGATGTGGAAGACTGCAGTTGGAGGTGGATTGGCTGGACAGTTGTCAGATGGCGATTACAGCGGTTTATCAGATGATGAATTGGTTGAAGCTGCTGAGCAGACGGCCCAGGCATCTAAGGACATTAAGAAGGAAGTGGCTGCGAGGAAAAAGCAGAAATAGCAATAAACTTCATTGGTTGAAAAATTTGAAATGGCCGGAGGTGGGAAATCTTCGGTCATTTTTTATTTAACTGAATATCATTCAATAACTTAGCATGATGGGGAGGATATTAATAATCGCTTGCCTTTTTATTAGTTGGAATCTACATAGTCAGACGTACACAATCACCTGTGTGAATGAGGATAACAATGATGTGGTGATCTGTAATAGCTGTACTGATTTCAGTGTCAATATTTCAAAGGGTTTATTGTTCTCAGACGGGAGTGCGGATAAGTTCATTTTTGAGCCTGTAAAGATTTGGTTTCGAGGGAATGGAAATGTGAGAATGATTGGGCCTCATAAGGATGAGACAGCGTTGGAGATCCCAATAAATCAAATTGCGACATATAACACTGAGCCATTATTGAGGGCTTACTTGGAGGGGTGTAGCGCGGTTGAGTTTGAGGACAATCAAGATCTCATTTACATAGGGAAGAATAATGAGGTTGTCAATATTGGGATTGAGAGAGGAGATGACATTTTTGTGAATATTGAGGATGAGTTTGGCGCCCGAGTGACAACGGGGGTTCTGGATTGGAATGATATCACGAATACACAACAGGGAAGTAATGTGACATTGTTAAGAGGGAATCACACGAATGGGCCAACCACGGGAACTGAGTTTTATTATTGTTTTGTATTCGAATATGCCTCCCTGGATGGGACAGGGAATGTCACGCAATTAGCCATACCATACATTCAGGGAGCCGGGGAAACCGGATTCTATTATCGAACGCGCTACGTAGGCACATGGTCGGGTTGGTTGCCGTTCTCAGCAGATAATGACATATTGAATGAGATCCAGGATCTGCAGTTATTGAATGACATCCTCACTGTGACAAATAATGGAAGCCCGACACAGATTGATTTGAGTATATACAATAATTCAGGGACGGATGATCAGGAGATTGATGTGGTATGGAATACAGTGACCAAAGTTCTATCCATCACGATGGAGGATGGGAACACAGTCAATAAAAGTCTATTTGATTTAGAAGATCGGTTGGAGTTGAATGGCAATTCACTTTACATAATCGGAAACACTGAGCCGGCAATCAATTTAACCCCGTATCTCGATAACACTGATGATCAAGAAATTGAAACATTCAGTTTTGCGAATGGGGAGATCACGTTGAAGTTGGAGAATAGTACAACGAAGGTTTTGCCCATAACAGAATTAGATCCGGTTTTCCTTTTGTCGGTTGCGGCATCAATTCAACAAAGTGATGTTGATAATTGGAACAACCATATATTGAATGATTTAGATACTGACCCGACGAATGAGCTTGACAGTATCACACTATCCCAAGATGCGGCTGAGAACATAGTGATTGGAGGAGCAATTGAAGGAGGAGACAGAAGGGTTGTGTATGTGATCGAGGGATTGGGGCATGTTGGAACAGGTGCGGGGAGTTCGTCAGATGATCAGTTTTTAGATTGGGATGAAGGAACAAACACGCTGAGTATAGAAAATGGAAACAGTGTTGATTTAACAGTGTTGAAGAATAGCAATGCTCAATGTAATGAGGTGACAGGGGTTTCATCTTCTTCCATCGTTTCGCCTGTGACATTGCCCGGGGATATTGAGAAGAGGCAGATTTATCTATTTGGAGTAATGATGACAGAGAAGGTTTCAATGAGTCATATTTTACACACTAACATCAATGGACAGAACATTAATTTTTATCAGAATCTTGACCCTTCTTGGGTTGTGCGCGTTTGCGTCCAGTAGCCTGAAAGGTCAAGTAACAGGGGTTGACACTGTTTTCGTTAAGCCGATCAATACAATTGATTTAGACACTCTATTTGTGGCGAAGCCGTATGTGGATAGTGTGGTTGATGCCGAGGAGAGGTTTTATGAAACGGACGGATCTTTGGATGAGGATAGGACGGTTACGTTGAATGGAAATGATTTGATCTTTGATGGGTCTTTAAATGTGTATATCCTATCAAGTGGACACGTTGGGATAAATGACCCCACCCCGGAACAGAACTTCGATGTTACGGGAGATATGGAGGTTGAGAATGGGAACTACAAGATCTATTTAGGACCTGGATTGGCAGGCGTGAATTACATCCAGTTTTATGACACTGGTGGGCCTGGAGGATATGGAGAAGTATGGATGAGGCATGCGGGGATGACAAGTCTCAATTCAAACAGTGTCGTAACTTTCAAAGTGAGCAATGATGGGGGAGTCCATATGCCGACTCTCAGAACAACATTGACGCTGGAAGATCTTGTGGGAATGGATGTCAATGGAGAGCTTATGCCAGTAGATCCGGCAACAATATCAGGAGCGAATATTTATTCGAGTGATGGGACAGTTACCGCAGCTCGAGATATTGATAAAGATGGAAATGATGTAACGTTTTCCGGTTCTGGTGATTTTATTATATCAGGGGGGAATTTTGGAGTTGGAGAAACAAACCCAGGGGCGTTAGCACATTACAAAGGAGGGGCGGTTATCTATGAAGGAACTACCAATAAAATGGTTCGGTATAATTGGACTGGAACAGGATCAAGAACCCTTGTTGCATACCAGGAGAATGGAGTTGATCAAATGAGATTGTTTAGTGGGGGGAGCGCGAATCATGCGTGGTACAATGATCAGACATCAGAATATCAATTGGTATTAAAGAGCACGGGCAATGTAGGGATCAATTATCTGAATGCGAATGAGCAGTTGGTAATTGGAGGAGGAGGAAATTTGGAGATGAATGGAGGTGGAGATATTTTGCATAGGACGAATAGCTCATCGAAGTATTACAACACTGCCAATAGTGGGCATTCAAAGATCGATAATCCAGGATCAGGAAGTGAGTTGGCGATTCATGATGGAAGTGGAGAGGTTGTCCGGGTAACTGGTGGAGAAATTGGAGTAAAGACATCAACACCAAATGCGCTGCTTGATGTTGGAGGTATTCATTCAGGGATTACAAACACAACTATTGGAGTAAGAGGAACAGGCGGCACAATACCAGAACTGTCATTATTCAGAGATGCCGGAGGAGGGCCGGGAAATGCGGGGTATATAAATTACTATGCAAAAGACAATTTGGGGAATGCCCAAAATTATGTAAGGGTTACGGGAGATATCCAAGATCCAACCGATGGATCAGAAGATGGGAGAATAATTTGGTCAGTCGCTAATGCAGGGCTTGTTCTACAGAAGATGGCATTGAATTATTTAGGATATTTAGGAATAGGAGCATTGGACGCTGAGATGGCATTGCATATCGAAGGGACTTCCCACCTTGGATCAAGAATGAAAATAGAGAGAACGGGCATTGGAGAGGTTGAATTTGGAGCGTATGGAGATATTTATAATTCACCATATATCGAGACTGTAGGGAATTACCATTTTGACATATTCACCAATTCAACTTTTGCTTTAAGGGTTGATAATCAGCAGAGGGTTGGGATCGGTACTAATGTGCCAAATAAGTTATTGCATATACAATCATCAAATGCAAGCGGAGGTGTATTCGCAACAACATCAGGAGGGACGGCTATTACATCGAGTGGGAATCCGTTGATCATGACGAATGACAACCAAACGAATTTCAATTATGCGACGATGTTCTTTTCGGATGGATCTACACAACCGGCTTCTGCAATGATTGCGGCCAGGTTTCTTGATCATGGCACGAATCAAGGAGATTTACAATTTTGGACGAGAGGGGCGGGAACCAATAATGGAATTCGGATGACGATTGAAGATGATGGAGATGTTGGAATTGGATTGACTGACCCGTGGGCGAGATTGGTAGTTTCTGGAAGTGATATAACCACTGCGCAGACTGTTCTTAGTTTAGCGGAAGGGGCGACAGCATATATGCACTGGCAATTAGATGACACCAATAATGAGGTGATATTTAGACCGGCAAATGGAAATGATGTATCACATACTAATGATCAAGGGGTGTCAATGTTATTCTTGGATGAATCAACTGGATTCGTTGGAATTGGAAATGAGAAGTCACCGAGTACTGCATTGGAGGTAAATGGAACCGTTACAGCGACTGCGTTTGTAGGTGATGGATCAGGATTGACCGGGATTGCAACAAGTGATGACCAAACAATTGATTTCCTAAATTTGAATGGCACCACGCTGGAAATCTCATTGGAAGATGATGGAGAAGCGAATCAGACAGTTGATCTTGCTTCCCTCCAGGATGGAACAGGAACGGATGACCAAACATTTGATGTATCGAGCTTTGATGCTGCGAATCACAGAATTCAGTTGTCGATTGAAGGAGATGGAGAGGCGACGAAGAATATAGATCTACCATATGCCCTTCCTCCAATTTCTATACAGATGTTTGGGAGATCTCAGAGCATTACGATATCAGAGAGTGAGAGTTATTTGGCTACACCGGAGGCTTATGATGGAGTCAGTTGCACAGAGGTTGAGTTTAAAGCGGATAGCGGAACGACGAGCGGATCCCCGTCTGTGACTGTACATATAAGGAAGAATGATGTATCACAGGGAAGTATAGCGTTGACAACGCTTAGCGCGACGACTTTGAATTTCTCAGATTTCACAATCAATACAGGTGATGTGATTGATTTTGAAGTAACGGCAAATAATACAGATTGGAAAGGATTAACAGGTTCAGTATCATGTACAAATTTATAGTCATATTAATGATGGCCTTTCCAGTTATTGGAGAGGGTCAATCGATGCTCTTATTTGCAATTGAAGTAAATCAGCAGAGAGCGCAATTGAGCACGTCGTTGGCAGACTATGATGCGGCCAGTGATGGAGATATTGTAATGATCACGGCTGCGGAGTATTCCAATATTGAAAACAATTTGAGCAGTGTGACGAAGTTGGGAAATGGAGATGGAACGGATTTGAGCACTGCGGGTAATGAGACGGTAAATTCAAATGGGCCAATTCCATCCGGTAATTACTTTCTTGGATTCAAAATGAGGAATTTGGGGATCAGTGATAACACCGCATCTAAATTGAGAAGTTCAACAACTTCGATTAGTGCAGGGTATGGATCATATTTAGATATTCCATTATTGGAAGGAGGTGGGGGAGGTCATAAACTGAATTATGGAATTGTAAAAAACCCAACATCAACATTCGGGTCTGATACCTGGATTGCTTTATATGTAGCCTCGGGCGCCACTGTGGGACAAACGGTTGATAGTGGGGTTACGGCTTATAATGCTAATGGAGAGGCAGCAACTCTGAATCTTTCTACATCAAACAGAAGATGGAATTTTGAAATATTGTACACAGATACAAAACAGTGGGAATGAGTAATGAGATTATAACTTTTGAATCCCTGGATGGACCAATGATCGATGAGGTCGATTTTGGGCATTTCGGAAATGTAAAGAATCAGTACTATCCTCCATATGTGATTTGGGATGGAAGGATTGGAGAGTATGTGGTGAATGCGAAGAGTAAGCAGCATGTAACGCATAGCAGTGTTGATGGGTTGACCAATTGGAAGAATCCAAGATTGGCAACTCATATATCAGATGTTCCCGGAATGAATAAGTGTGAGGTGTCGGTATTGAGGCATGATCCCAGGATGGGGAGTTATCCATCATTTGCATATTTCATGTTTTGGGGAGGTCAAGTTGGAGGACAGCCGAATTATTCAAAGTCGGTCTATTTGTCGTACAATTACCAAGCGGAAGGGACAATGGATTGGCCGGCACCTGGTTATGATGTTCAACCGAACCAAAGGCCAGATGGGAAGAGTAGATGGATCACTGAGAAGACACCAGTAATTGATGCAACGAAGATCTCGAAGAAAGGAGGAATACCTTTGGGGCCAAATGGAGAGAGGTTTAATTGGATCGATATGACGGATGTCAAGCGTATGGAGGACGGCACAGATCGATTAATGGCTTATTGTAATGTTTACCATAACCTTCAAAGGGGAGGAGCTCAGGCGGGAACTTATCAAAGTGATAAGTATTACCTATGCACCTATATTTGCAAAGAGGGTTCATTGAGAGAATGGGAATTTGATAGATGGATTTTGAGTGGATCGCATTGCGAGGCCAACAACCTTCATCCGTTGGGGAGCCGGTTGGTTCATGCTTCAGGAGTTGTAAAAGTGGGGGAGAAGTATTTGTTGACTTTCACTTGTGGGAGCGAGTCGGCAGCACATAACCATAGAGCGATATATTGCGGAGTCGGTGACAATCCTTATGAGTTCAAGATTATTAAAGATCCAGTATTGACGCCTTACCATCCTGAAGGTTGGGAAAGGGTGTATGGATCTCATATTGTTGTTGATCAGGATTCGTATTGGTGGAATCCTCATTTTGATTCAGATGGAAAGAATAGGAAGTATTGGAGCGGAGTGACTCATGAGGTTAATTACCCTGGATTTTTCCCAGGGGAGACAGGAGGGAATGCAGGGCTGATGTTTGGATCTCAGATTGTGATTGATATACCGGAAACATTGCCGGATCATTTTGATTCGGATTACATAACGTTGAACAAACTAAATTCTTTAACCAGTTAATTTTTACCAATGAGATTTATTGTATTGATTTTCATGGTCTCCATTTTGGGAGATGTATTTGGACAGGCAATCTACAAGGAACGAGAGCCGACCGAATTGATGTTACAGGCAGAGGAGAGCCGAAGAGTGAGAACTTTGATTGATGCCGATGTTGCAGACAAGCTATATGAGAGGCTTGATTTGATTGATTCGCTGAATGTGGCGAATACTGAGATTCAGAGATTGAAAGACAGGATTGATGCCATTGGAGGAGGAGATGTTTTGAAGAGTGTATTGAGTCAGATACCAAAAGAGGACTCGTATCATTTCCAAAGGTTGTATGTCGGGAAGAAAAATGAAAGAGAAGTTATCCAGGTGATGTTTGATGCTGAGACGTATGATATCTACAGGGTGAATTATTCATCTTATGATCCAACAGGATATTACCATAAGAAGATCCGAGATGGATTCATATTGGCATATTTCGCTCCGTGGGCTTATTCGGGAATCAGGTATGACAGTTTTGATAACCCGTGGACAGATGTGGCCTCCGGAGGGGAGTTGGTCGCAGAGCTGGAGGAATTCAAAGCAGGGGAAACGCACATAAGTGAGTTCTATGGAGAGATGCCGTGGCTTGAGAAGATTGTTAATGAGATCTTAGAAAGTCCAGGGAAGAAGAGGAAATATGCAGAGGGTTATATCACGGCATTCAAAGGAATCTATTTTATACCATCATATGGACACTACAAGTCTCCTGGATTTTACTTTGATTTTGAAACCGATCCGGCATATGGGAATGAATTTGATGACAAGGTTTATATCGACACCAGAAGAAAGAGAAGAGAGTACAACCCTGATACTGGCTTGTGGGACAAAGAGGTTTGGAAACATTGGGGGCAAATTCATTGCGGGAATGGAAGTTGTGGAATGATCAATTTTGAACTTGGAGGAGAAGTGTTACATGGAGAGATTCAAGATCCAGGAGGAGACGATGAACCAAGGAAGGAGTATTATAATATTTCAGTCCTGGAAGTTGAAAAAGAGATATTCCCGTACATAGAAGATTTTCTAAATTCATGGGGGTTGAAATTTGATTATACACTTTATAACAAATAGAAAAAATGAAAAATATAGCACTATTGATTTTTGGGTTTCTAATTTCAATTAGCTGCTTTTCGCAGAAGAATGAAATTATAACAACTGAGACTGATTCTACTTACAAGGTTGAAAGTCTTGGATTGGATATCAACGTTGTGAAAACTGACAGCGCATTAATAAAGGGACATGAGTGGATTATTTCAATTTTAAGAGAGAGGGATGCCACTGCTCAAAGTGTAATTGAAGAGCAGAGGAAAGAGAAGACTCAAATTGGAAAGCAGATCCGAAAACATGAGAGGTATATTGCCAAAATAAATGAGAAAGGAGGAGCCAAGACAGTTACCAAGATCAGCGATTCAGATGGAGAAGGAGGATCAGGTGGGGGAGATCAGGGTATTGCTGATAAATTGAAAAGCATTTACTCCGGTCCTGGCGATTTAGATGACAACAAAATATCTCAATTGAGGAAGTGGGCGAGAGAGGCCGGGATTAGTAATGATGATATCAGTGGAAAAACAAAGGCTGAATTAGCGGCCATGATTTGGAATCTATAAAAAGAGTGGTTTGAAAAATCTGTTGATCATATTATCTCTTCTTATTTGTTCAATTGAATTAGTCGGTCAAGTGCCGACCATTGCGCTTAGTGATGTTCCTGGAAGGAATAATGTAATTGTAACGGATGATAATGGGAAGCGGCAAGATTCATCTTTGAATGAAGTGATTAAATTGGAATACCCGGATAGTATTTCATTCATCATGAAAAATGGAGATGAGAGACAAAGGACTGTGTTTATCACAGAAGTCCCGGTTGTGCTTGTGGCGCCCGAGCAGGGAGGGACGGATGATCAACAGATCACTCAATTTGAGTTAATCGGAAATCAATTATTCATTACACTGGAAGATGGAGGAAGTGAACTTGTGGATTTATCAAGTTTGTCGATATCTGATGATCAGACATTCACGGATTTTTCATTGGTCGGAACTGAGGTGTCGATCTCGATTGAAGATGGCAATACGATAACAGTTGATCTCGCTGCTCTCCAGGATGGAACCGGGACAGATGATCAAACTGGATTAGAGGTCGGATTGGATAATACGAATTTCAATAACAATTTGAGTTCATCGATCACTAATGTGCAAGAATTGGCCGATGCTGTAGATGATGGAGATTTCACAGGGCCACAAGGACCCCAGGGAGAGCAAGGGGAACAGGGTGTACCTGGAGCGGATGGGGTTGGAGTACTGTCCACGGTTGATAATGGTAATGGAACCTTTACCATTACTTACACAGATCTAACAACGTTCACCTCCAATGATTTGACTGGACCGCAAGGGCAGACAGGAGGTCAAGGGCCGCAAGGTGTGGCAGGCGTTGGGATTGTTTCGACAGTTGATAATGGGAATGGTACGTTTACTTTCAATTATTCGGATCTATCCAGTTTCACGACGAGTGATTTGACTGGACCACAGGGGTCAATTGGAAACACAGGAGCGACGGGAAATGGAATTGATTTTATCACTGAGAATGGTAATGGAACCTTTACAATCAATTACACAAATGGAGGATCTTTCACGACGATTGATCTGACCGGCCCGGAAGGAGAGAAGGGTGATAAGGGAGACCAGGGAGATCCGGGTGCTGATGGAACTGATGGAGTGGATGGAACGAGCTTCACCATTGTTGGAGAAGTGGTGAATGTGCTTGATCTGCCGACCTGTAATGGAGCGATTGAAGGGGAGGCGTATAAAGTGACTTCGTTTGATCCGGACCATATTTTCACCTGTACTCCTACTGGATGGCTTGATTTAGGGCCTATCCAGGGAGCGAAGGGCGACAAAGGCGATAAGGGCGACAAAGGTGACAAAGGCGATAAAGGTGATCCGGGAGATAATGGAACTAATGGAACAGATGGAGATGATGGTGAAGATGGCACCAATGCGACCATCTTGATACTAACTACTCAGACGCTTCCTGCAGGACAAAATGCGGATGTGGTAAATGAAGGTAGCTCAACATCTGCAGAATTGAGGTTTTATATACCGAGAGGAGATAAAGGTGATCAGGGAGATCAAGGTGATCAGGGAGCAGATGGAGAGAGAGGAACAAAGTGGGGAGCATTCAATGGAGCGCCTAACAATGTTTCTGGATGGGCAGATGTTGGCGACTTTGCATTCAATTATCAGAATGATGTGATTTTCCAATATGATGGATCTACTTTCCAGTTCTTAACTGACATTACAGGGGAGAAAGGCGATAAAGGGGATAAGGGCGATCAGGGCGATCCTGGAGATCCAGGAGCTCAGGGAGATCCAGGTGATGAGATAAATGTGATTTCGTTCACGCCTGGAAGTTCTTATGGAGATGATGGGGATGTGGCGATCAATAATCAAGATTATAACCTATATGAGAAGAACGGGGGAGCATGGGCGAATATGGGGAATATCAAGGGTGCAAAAGGCGACAAGGGCGACAAAGGCGACAAGGGTGACAAAGGAGATCAAGGCGATCAGGGCGATCCAGGTGGTCAAGGTGATCCAGGACAGCCAGGAGATCCGGGAGCGCCTGGAACAGATGGAGATGGATGGACTGGTGGATCGTATGATGGGAATACCGGAATCGTGACGTTTACGAGTGATGATAATTTGGGATTCTCAACAACTGATTTGAGAGGAGCTAAAGGTGATAAAGGTGATAAAGGAGATAAGGGAGATGATGGAGATCCAGGTGCCACAGGAGGGACGGGTGCGACAGGCGCGGGATTTACTGGTGGATCATATGATGGGAACACAGGGGTTGTAACATTCACTTCTAATGATGGATTAGGATTCTCAACGGGAGATCTGAGAGGAGATGATGCAGGAGATGACCAGGGATTGACATTGGCCGATGTGAGTTCTGATGTGGTTAAAATTGATATTGGAAACAGTGCATCAGATGTTGAGTTGGAAGCTGGTGATAATATGACATTGGCGCGCTCGGGATCCCGAGTGACATTCCATGCGGAGGATGACCAGGATTTGAGCCACACTAAGAACGGAGTACAGGTTGAGATTCAGATATCAGATGGAGCGAACACAACGATTGATGTGTCCGATAATGACAATGATTCAAATAATGAAAGGGATGATTTGGCTGATGTGTTGTTGAAGGATAATGATGCGGAGAATCAGCATATTGAAAATCTCTCACAATTAGAATTTGTGCCATCATCTTTATTTTATATCCAACCCACCGGAACAGTAGGGAGTACACCATATATCGCATTATCTGATGGAGGAGGGGATGGGTCTATAACTATGAGCACAGGTGCATATTTCTTTTTAGGAGGAGAGGCGAGTTTTTCAGGCGGGATAGAGGCGGATCATGTGGATTTTGATGACACGACTTTAGGCACTTGTAATTCAACATTGGAGGGGGAGATTAGATATAATGGGACGAAGCATTATGGATGTGATGGATCAACCTGGAATCCCTTGTATTAAAGAGAGTAGTATAGTGTGAATTTATTATAAACGTACCTTGATTGATTGTTGGCTTGACCGGCCTTAAATACATGAACATTGGAGATATTAGAGATTGCAAAAGTCGTGGGGGGAGCGCTTGGAGCATTGGGCCTGAAAGAGTTATGGGACCGATATTTTAAGTATAAGACTTCAAAAGCTCAGATCAATGCTGATCTGCAGATTAACAGCAATGATGAGATCCGAAAATTGAAGGATAGAATCGTTGAGTTGGAGTCGCACATTTATAGCCTTGAAGCCTCCAGGGAAAACATGTACATGGTTATGGATATGTTGGTAAGTGCGATCGAAGCGGATTATGCTGAATCACCGAACATGAAGCCAGTGATCGAGAAGGTAAAAGAATGGCTAAAAGATGCGAGGAAAAACTCAAACCATGGATCTCCTTCTCCGGGGGAACAGCGCAATTAACAAGTTGCAATTCCATTTAGTTGCGCGGTCTGTCAATAATGATATTGATAAGATCTATTGTAAGTTGATGAAGAATGGATTGGATGATATCTCGAAAGGGTTTTGGATTTATGATATAAAGAACAACCGGGAATTATACAGCCCTAATTATAGGGCCAGTTTGCAGTATTCGGGGGAGAAAGATTTTCCAAATGTGCCTGAGTCCTGGCAGCAAGCGATACATCCGGATGACGTTGGGCCTGCGGTGGAAATGTTTCACAGGCATGTTGATAGCAGAGGAGAAATCGATTATTTGATACAAGTCAGATATAGGAGAAAATATGAAGGTGAAATAATTGTTTGGTGCCAAGGGGATGTCGTTGCGTGGGGTAGTGATGGAGAGCCGTTGGTTATGATTGGAGTTCATCTAAACAGTCAGGGATTATATGGGAGATAAATACAGGGAGTACAAAGAAATTATTGACATACTGATATCATTGTTGTTCATGACATTGCTCATGTTTGGGTGTGATCGATGTCATGGCCAGAGCTTTTATTGTGACATGTCGATCCTGGACAGGTCGCATATGGAATGGAAAGGGGAGAGAAAAGCAGATGCAAGTAAGGTGGTTGGATTATACATTGAGACGGATTGGTTTACGAGGTCTCAATTTCCGAGTGATGAGGCTTGTATTAAGTGGATAGAGGAGAGATATATTGAGCTTGCAGAGATCTATGGAAAGGAGGGAATTAGTACGGCCCTGACAGGGTTTTGGTTTCCGTCCAGTGCTGCGGAGGATTGGGTTGGTACATATATTGAGGATGCGTTTGTTGCGTTGAATCAATTTGGATTATTGAGGAAGAATGCTCCTCCTGGAAGGTTGAAGCATTTGATTAGTTTGGCGGGCAGTGGAGGAGTGGCGTGGACTGGAACATTAGAGTTAGATTATCACACTTTTGATTATCAGGGAGTCACATACCATGCAGGGCCGTATGCGGTCAGTTTTGGAATTGGATTAGGAGGGGTCTACTCAGAAATTGTAATGAGTCATGAAATGGGGCATAATATGGGATCGAGGCACACCCATGATTGTGTGTGGGGGCCATTGAATAATTTGAGAATTGATGATTGCATTCATAACAACTTAAATTGTGATTTTGTAGAATGGCCAATACCGGATAGTGAGAAGGGAACGGTGATGAGTTATTGCCACTTGGTTGCCTATGGAATCCAGGTTGAGAAGGGATTTGGGACAGAACCGGGAAATTTGATAAGATCCGCAGTTGATAATGCGAGTCGAGATCTTTTAGAATATCCGGCAAGAATAATGTACCTTACAGGCGTAATTGAGGGAGGATATCAAGCGGATTGCATTATATTTTTCAATGTAGAGGTATTCAGCCCTGTGACTTTAGATTAATTCAAAACCAAATTTTTACTAATGAGTTTTCGTACAAAAAGAATGCTGCTTTCTCTTTTGATTATAGCAGGCATCAATTTTATTGCTTTATCACAATTGATCAACACTCCAGGATTAGGAATCATGGGAGTGGTTGGTGTGGTTCTTGGTGAAGTTGCTTTGGTTTGGGCCACGTTCAAACTTGCAGAGGCTATTATACCGAAGCCCCCAATTGGAGAAATGAACTTTGGAGAGATCATGAGCTCAATTTGGAAATCTCCCATTTTCTGGACTGGATTTTTAGGATTGATTTTTTCAATTGTACAGATTGTTACCGGAATGGAATTTACTGCAGAAGATGCCCAGTATATCATTGGGCTTGATTGGGGAGATGTTGTTGGATCGATAATGTCTATCGCTTTGATGGTCATGAGGAAGAACAACATCAGCAAGGCGGCTCCCGCCATTGACGAAGGATAGTTTTACTGTTATAGAGTAATGTCATATATAGGTATGATTAGGCGGCTTTGTGGTCGCCTTTTTTTATGTTATATATAATTTATATATTTGACCTATTACTCAATTTAAAACTATCAAAAGATGCCATTAAAGCCATTTAATGAGTTGGTCAAGATTGACCTTGTGAAAGAGGGGCACACATTCAAAAAGCCCACATTTATCAAGAAAAGAGAAGGGAGAGAAACCAAGTATGTAAAAGCACCGGAGGATCAGTGGTTGGATTATTGTGAGTGGGCGAAGATTATTGAGTTGTTGTATGAGCATGGTGCGAAGAAGGTTCGATATGGGGTAAAAAGAAATGAAGATGGATACCCTGCATTTTTTAATCAAGGGATTGCCCCGTTTGTGGTTGTTTGGGTTGATATTGATGATGATAAATTTGAATTGGATTTCCCGGTTATGGGGAAGGCTTCAAGTACAGGGGGGCAGGTTTCGAGCTTAGTTGTGCATATCGCGCATCAAAGGGGATTTGCCAAATGTGTCGCGATTAACACAGGATTGGGATTGTCGTTATGGATGAAGGATGAACAAGCCCAGGTCGATGATCCAGAAGAGGATCAATCAAAAAGCGAGCAGATTACCGCGAAGAATAAACAGATCATTGAGTTGACGGAGAAGTTGGTGAAGAAGTGTGGGAATACTGCTATGTTTTATTCATTGATTCAGTCCTCAAAAAGAGAGTTGAAGAAAGTGATGGATTCGGAAAGTGATAAGGATAAGAATGAGTTGATCCAGTTATTGGAGCAGTGGGCTTCGCTGGATGCCAACACATTGGAGGCTGAGATCAATAAGAGGAAAAAGTAAGGAGCATGGTTAGAGATAAGGAGTCCAGGGTTGCGTACATCGGAGGAAGTGACATGAGTTTTATTTATGGGTCTTTCGATGTACCTACCTTCCAAAGTTGGTGGAAACAGAAAGTCACAGGGCTTAAGATTTACAACATCCGAAATGATTATACCATTGCGGGGAATCTTTTGGAGGAGGACATATTAAGAGAGGCGGGGGTGCCTGAGATATGTTGGGGGATAAAGAAAGAGAAGAAAGGAACGATTGCAGGGGTCAATACTGATGCATTGGAAGATGAGGATGATGGGGTGTTGACTGTACATGAGGCGAAGACCGCGAAGAGGAAGAAGGCGTGGACTTGGTTGATTGGGTATGCGATCCCAATTGGTTACCGAAGACAGGTGTATCATGCCATGTGGGTTTGTCGGGCCAACAAGGGGAAGATCCATGTGTTGGGATTGGATGATGAGGAGTATGATAATCCTTTTGGAGTAGAGGCGAAGGGAAGGGTGTTTACATTTGATCTTGACATTGGAGAATTCGATGTGGAGGAACATGAGAGAAGAATTGGGTATTTGTCCGAATGTTATGAGGAGAAGGTGAATCCATCGGATTCGGGGTACAAAATCTATTGTTCTACCCTATTATGACTAATTTCCTCCTATGCAGGCTGTGAGATCTCCATTTTTTGGAGGGATATATCCAGCCAAGGGGGAGATCGTCGCTTAGAGCGCAAATTTTCAAACCAAATAAATTATTGCAAATGAGTAAAACTGAAAAGAAATTGACTATTGATCAATTGATTGAACAACGGGCCTTATCGAAGAAGGTGTTTGACAGGATGGAGAAATTGGTGGGCGGTTTTGCGATCGCCATTGAAGATGGGAAAGTGAAGTTCCTGGAACATGGACAGCCAGTCGTTGAAGTGGAAGATGACGGAGATAAGATCCGAGACATGATACGGAAGAAGGTCACCAGTGCCGCAAAGAATAAGTATGTTGACAGTGGTGTCCAGATGAGGAAGAGATTGAAGGAGGAGGAGGATGAATTGAGTCCTAAGAAGGAGGAGAAGCCAGATCCTAAGAAGAAGGAGCCAAAGAGTTCATCTAAATCAAGTGGCAAGTAATGAAGCGGACCGTTGAGAATGCGGAGTTGATCATAAGCAAAGTGACTAAAATGCGTGAGGCGCAAATTGGTTACTTTGCTGCTTCCAGGAGGAAGGATTGGGAGGAGAAGGATTATTGGTTTCAGAAAGCCAGGCCATTGGAGAAGGAGGTGGACCGGCTGACGAAGGAGTGGAATGAAGATACAAATACACTATTCTGATGGATGACGAAATATTAATTCATAGGATGTTGCAGAATCCGGCAATTGTACTTTATTTCAAGGTATGTGCCGGATTATTTTTCGGAGCCATTATTGCTTACTGGTCTGTATTGGCAGAAGGAGAGAGAGTCGCAAAAGAAAAATAAATGGGGTTCGTCTTAAGAGGTTACCAGGAGAATTCGGTCAACAGTATGTGCGATTTCTTCAAAGATCCAAAGCCTCAGAATGAGGTTGGGATATCACCAACGGGAAGCGGGAAATCCATATTGATCTCAGAAACCGCGAAGAGACTTCAGGAAGAGATGATTGTGATGGCTCCAAAGAAGGAGCTTGTGAGGCAGAATTTCCACAAGTATTTCAAGTATGGATTCAGGAATGCAGATGTATTCTGTGCAGGATTGGGGAGGAAGAAAAAAGGAATGGTTACGTTTGGGACTGTTCAAAGCATGGTGAATGCTATCCCATTATTCAAGGGAATCAAAAATGTGGTCATTGATGAGTGTCATGGAGTGAGTCCAGATGATCAGACGATGTATCAAAAGTTTCTGACGGGAGTAGGGGCAGAGAAGGTGTTTGGATTGTCGGCTGCTCCGATTAGGAATTACCGGAACATGAATGGTGTATCATATCGAGTGATCACGAATACCAAAGAAAAGTTCTTTAAGAAGATCCGGTTTTGTGTCCCGGTTCAACACTTGGTTGAGAATGAGTGGTGGAGCCCATTGAAGTATATGCAATATGAGTTCGATGCATCGAAGCTAAGACGGAACTCAACGGGAAGAGATTTTACTCCTCAGAGTGTGGCGTTGGCGATCAATATCAATAACACGAATGATTTGATTCTGCATCATTTAAGGAAAGCGGATCCAGATAAGAGTATATTGATTTATGGGGCGAGCGCCAAGATCGCGGAGGAGATGAGCGAGAAGGTGAGGAGCTCTGCATTTATAGGATCGAAAACCGAGAAGAATAAAAGGGAGGATCTATTGGATGCGTGGTTGAATGGGAAGATTAAAAGGATGTTCAATTTTGGAGTTTTTAAGGAGGGTTTGGATTTCCCTGGTTTGGATGGAATAATGTTGGGGAGGCCATATGGGAGTTTGGGGGAATATCTCCAGGCATGTGGAAGGGTTGTAAGGATCACGGAATCGATGAAGACTAAGGTTATTGCAGATTATTGTGGGAATGTTCAAAGGTTTGGGGAGATTGAAGAGATCGATTTTAAGGAAGTGGCTTATGATCGAAGGAAAGGGACGAAATGGGAGCTTTTCCGAGGAAATGTATTATTGACCGGGATCAATGCGGAGGATATTGGTAGCAAGTTGTACTTCGATGGGAAGATCATTAAGAATCCCAGGTGGAGGAATAATGGGAGAGAGGTTACACATATGCCTTTTGGTCAGCATTATGGGGAGCCAGTGCATCAAGTCCCTGACAGTTATTTGAAACACATTTCAGGGCTTCCGAATTGTGATCATTTTGTATTTGTCGAACTAAGAAGGAGAGGATTAATCAAATAGTTTACATATGAAGGAATACATATCTCAGCAGTTGGCGAAACTCATTGTGAAGATGTTTGCGGCTGCTATAATTGGGAGTTACAAATTGGTTTTGGATGGGTTGGTTGATTCTGCTTTGATCCAGGATATTGATATCATGGTTTTCGATGAGAAGGAGGCTGATAAGATCAGAATATACTTAGAATCAATGGGTTATGAAGAGAGCAAAGCCCCCGTTGATAAACCGGGATATCCAAGACAAGAGGGGTCGTTGATGTTTAAAAAGGAGAATAGTGTGCCGATACACTTATGTATCACCAAAGAGAATGAGAGGGAGATGGTTTGGTTTGACGAAAAGTGGGAGAGGGCTTGGCATCCAGAGGATTCAGTTTGGAGTACTGAGAGGATATTAGGAACTAAGATTTTGAGGGGAACAGAGTCAGACATTGCGCAGATCCGGCATATCCTGGTGGATAAGGAAGAGGAGTTGATGGATCTGCAGGAGAAAGACAAATGATGTTCCACGTGGAACAAAATGTTTATAATTAACGTATGGGAGGAGTTATCAAGATCAGATTTACCACAATTATCCATCCCTGGAGGAGGGAGTTTGGATTGAGTTGGCCAGAATATGGGATGTGTGACATTATCAATTTGATGTGCGGATCCAGAGAGAGCAAAGTTCCCGGTTGGTGCTATATGTCGAGGGTGAATTTAGGAGCGGAGGTTGGAATCAGTAAGCAGGCGGCTATTGATATGGTTGAGAGGATGATTAAGAAGGGATTGGTTGAGAAGCATGAGATCACGAAGCATTTGAGGACGACACCGAAATGGCAACAAGTGTACATCGATGGTGCTTTACCCGGGGTCAAGTCACTTGACCGGGGTGGTCAAGTAGGTTTACCCGGAAATGGTCAAGTAACTTTACCCGAAGAAGTAAATAGTAAAAAGAACTTAGAAGAAGGAGGTACCAATGGTACACTCCCGTTTAAAAAGAAAGTGAAGTATACGGCCAATGAAATGAAGAAGATGACGCCGGCCGATTTTCAACAGTTGTTTCCTTCGATTAGTGTTTATCTGAAATTGAGTCAGGGGGAAAGTTGGGATCTAAAAAAATTCATTGAGGAGCATGGAAATCAGATCCAGTATGTGGAGCCTGTCATCCAGGGAGATGATCGAAGAACGAAAGCCAAGATGGATCTATTGATGAAGTGGTTGAATTATAAGAAGGTGGAGAGAGGAGAGCAGTATAAATCGACGAAGGGGATTAAAGGTTGTTGGAATGATATTGTTGAGTATGGTGTTGAGTCTGCAGGAGAGGCGATTGATGTGGCGATCAAAGCGAGGTACAAAGGGTTTTTCCCAAAGAATAAGAAGGCTAATTTTAAGGATCGATTAAATCACTCAGAAAGAGATTGATATGGCCAAAGTTAGTAATGAAGACATTTTAAATGAGAAGTACCCGGAAACAATGCTCAGCGATAGGTGGGCTGAGTTTGAGGATAAGAAGAAGAGGAGGACAGGACAAAATGATATCTCGATGTCACCGGAAGAGCATCAAGCATATTTACAGCGGATCCAAAACCGGAACTATGCAGAGATGCCAGTCATGGGATATGATCAAATGTTTAATCTTGTCGTCAGTCGATTGAAAAAGGAGATCCCAGGGGATAGGAAGATTTGGGTTGATGACAGGAATAAAGAGACGTGCAGAAGGTTGATCAAATATTTTTTGAATCTCCAGGGATGGAGGAATCCAGATGGGGAATGGATTCCCGGTTATCATGAGGGGGATAAGTTGATCAATGTGAGGAAGAGTATTGTGATTGAGGGTAATGTTGGAACAGGGAAGACAACGTTTGTCCGGGTGATCAACTCAATTTGCCGGGATCTGCAGAATGAATACAAGAATTTGAAAAGTTTCTATTTCATCGATTATACGAAGTTAGTTGAGATGATCGAAGAGAAGAAGGACACCAGTATACCAACGATGCATTATAGGTATGACACTATTTATGATGACTTCGCGCATGCGGGGTTGGATGCTCATGTTGCATTCAGGGGGAAGACTGGATTGGTTGAAAGGATAGTGAGGAATCATTACACGAATAAGAGAAAGCCGTTGAAGATCTACATTACGAATCATTCAAAGGAAGATTTTCAAAAGATATATGGTGACGCTATATTAGGAAGGATGGCTGATTTATGTGAGTGGATCGTGTGGAGAGGAAAGGCAAACATTCTCCGTCCGGGAAGTGTGGTTAAGGAGATTGGACAGGAAGAAAAGTTTTAATTATGCGCAAAGTTGAATTATCAGATTACAAGTCTGAGGACATGTATAAAAAGGAATTCCAGAAGCGGAAAAGTTTTACAACCAAAGTTTGAATTGAACATACGGCTATGATTGTCCGCGAACGACATGATGTGAGTATTATTTTCGAATACAATGAAAAGCAAAATGCCAAAATCAAAAAGGACGAGTATGTCAAGAATGGATACAGAGTCATTGAATCATATGAGAATGTACCAGAAGATGAACAGGGTTATTATTTACTACATAAATCTTTGAATTGAACACATGGGCAACTACCTATCGGGTTATGGGAAGGACACATGTGGTCATTGTGGAAAAAGAAGAACGCCTGAAGGTCATGACGGGTGTATAGGGACTTTAGATAATGTTATGAACGCTTGTTGTGGACATGGAGAAGATAATGTAGCATATGTCCAATTTTGGGATGGTACTTGTATTAGGGGGCAAGAAGCCTTAAAATATATTGAATTGAAAAAGAATTGATGAACAGGGCGCAAGCCTGTAAACTATAAATTATGATAAGAGTAAGAACAAATCAAAACCATATTCTTTACCTGAATGAGCAAACAATTCGGGAACTGTTCGACGGCATTGGAAATGCACCTGAACACGCAGGAGAGATCGTAATGGAATCACCGTATTGTGGTGTAGTTGTAAAAATCAGATTAGGAGAAAGTGAGACTGTAGGATATCGGATAACTTCATCTACGGCTAATAAAGTCCTTGAGTCAGAGAATCAATCTCTTAAACCAGACTGAGCAATAACAGAACTTTGAATTGAACAGTAGAAGATCAATCAAAATAGGCAAGCGTAGGGTAGTTATTCAATGGTGAAGTCCTAACCAAATGAATGGATGCCCGACGCTTTTTATCTAATCGTGCGTAAAAGCGCACACGAATAGCACACGAATGGGAAGGAAAAAATCTTATCTGACTGCCACGGATCAATTTTGTGGAGCAGGGGGAACGACTACCGGGATTAAAAAGGCCGGGGTTGAGGTTAAGATGGCTTTGAATCATTGGAAGTTGGCCATCGATACTCATAATACGAATCATCCAGAAGTTGATCATGATTGTACAGATGTGCAGGCATGTGATCCGAGAAGATATCCAAGTACTGATATATTGGTCACGTCTCCTGAATGCACCAACCATAGTCTCGCCCAGGGGATGAAGAGAAAGCATCAGAGGCAGATGGAATTATTTGGAGAGATCCAGTTTAATCCAGATCATGAAAGATCCAGAGCCACGATGTGGGATGTTCCCAGGTTTGCGGAGTATCATAATTATGAGATCATTGTTGTTGAGAATGTGGTTGATGCGAAGAGGTGGGCGTTGTGGGATGCTTGGTTGATGGCAATGCATTCATTGGGATATGAGCATAAGACTTGTTATTTCAATTCAATGCACTTTCTTCCATGCCCACAATCTCGTGACCGGCTTTATGTGGTGTTTTGGAAGAAGGGAAACAAGGCGCCGGATCTCGAATATGAACCAAAGGCATATTGTATGAATTGCGAGAAGGAGGTTGGATCATATCAAGCATGGAAGAAAGGAAGGAATTGGGGGAAGTATAAACAGCAATATTTATATCGATGCTTGGAATGTTATCAAGTGGTTGAGCCATACTATTATGCAGCATTCAATGTGATCAATTGGAATCACAAGATCAAAAGGATAGGAGACAGAAAGAGGCCGTTGAGTGAAAAGACGATGAGAAGGATTGTATATGGGTTGGAGAAGTATGGTAATGAACATTTGATTTTGAATGTCCGGCATAAGGGGAGAATCAATAGCAGGGTAAAGACGGCACTCGACCCAATGGGAACGGCCACAACTCAATTGGATCATGGCCTGTTAAGTCCGTTCTTGATCAATGTGGCTTATGCAGGAGCGAATGATTCTGCAGTTGTCCGGCCCACGTCCAGGGAGATAATGACACAGACGACATCTCAGAGCGCGGGAATGATATTACCTTTCATTGTTGAAATGAACAGGACGGGTAAAGGAAGATCAATAGGAGAGTATATCAGTACAATCCTGGCAGGGGGGAATCACCATATGTTGGTTGGGAATTATTCTCCTGGTTGGGTTCGAGATTTGGGAAGAGAGGCCGGGACAGTCACAGCGACTGATCACCATGGATTATTGAGGTTGCCAATAATGGTCAACAACAAGGGGAGGAGTACTGCATCAAGTTCTGCAGAACCGATGAGAACAGTCACATCAAAAGTGAGTCATGGTATATTGAGCCCTGAGAGCTTTGATCATTTTTTGAGTTATTACAATTCAAAAGGTCATGGCACGTCAAGTATGGCTGATCCAGTCCGGACTATGACGGGAGTACAAAGAGCGTCACTGGTAAAGACCCATGGAATCGATCCGATGGATTGCTTTTACCGGATGTTGAAACCGGATGAGATACAGAGGGCTATGGGATTCCCGGATGAATATGAAGTGCTTGGAAATCAAAGGGATCAGACCAAACAGTTGGGGAATGCCGTCACACCACAAGTGCCTGAGTGGATCGGGCAGAGGTGTATTGATTCCCTCAATTGATATATAATTTATATATTTGGCTGAAAATTTCGCGTTATGGTAACATTGTTTAAGACTCCACCAGTGGAGATATTTTGTAATGACATGCTGAGGACTGCTCAAATGATAATCAATGCATATAATGACAAGGAAGTCAGGAAAGTATTGGTCTATCTTGGAGATAGAAAGGTTGCATTAATGAATGATGTGATTGTTGAGCTTGGTATGCCAATGACTGATGTGATTCGAGTTCTGCAGATTGGGACAAATGCCAAATTGATTAATTGTGATGAGTCGGGAGATAATCCAGAGTACTCAGTGAATTATGAGAAGTTGTATGCTATCGAGCAGGGGTTGCAGTTGATCAACGATTAAGGGATGAATCGGGCAGAATTTAGCAGGCCAAATTATCATTGGAAATCTTTTCAAGAAGGAGATGTGTATTTGTGCACACATGGGTATTTTATGTTGAGCCTAAACCTTGATGGGAAAGATTGGAATTATAAAATTGGATTTTGGGTTGATGGAGATTACAGAACTTTAATTGAGGGGAAGGATAGTGCTCTATTTAGGGCTATTGGTAGATGTGAAGGAGGATATGAAGTTGCCAGACAATTAATGGAGAAATCGCTTGGACAATGGGCAGTTTAAAAAAGAAGAAATCCTTTGTCACTGAGGTGAGTGAACATGGGAATTGGAAGGAGAATCCAAATGAATCATGGATTGGAAAGATGGCCGAAGAGTTCAAAGGCCAAAAAGTCCGGTTTTCATGTGAGCCTTACATTGCTCCGAAGTCCACGGGACAATTAGGATATTTTTATGGGGTTGTCCTTCCCTGGTATATGTTCGGATTGATTCAGTCAGGGACGGAGAATCTGCAGATTGACAATGAGGTTGATGAGAAGTTAGTTGAGGAGTATTTGAAGGAGAAGCATTTGAAGAATGGTGATCCCTGGAAAGCGATGAAGATTGAGAATGTGGTTGGGCCTAAGTTCACTGATCTTTTGGTGGTCAAGACAGTTCATGATGGAGGGTTTGTCGAGAAGGATGACCCCATTGTCGTATTCAGGAAGAACCATGAAAGTGATATGGTTTGGAAAGCCCCATTTACAGGGGAGTTGGATATGATGATTGGGGAGGGAGAGTTGTTGGAACCAAGTCAAGTGATCGGAGTGATCAAGACGTTGAGGGAGATTCCAGGGAAGCCAAGTTTGGCTAAAGCGAATTGGAAGGAGGCAAAGAATTTCATTGATCGAGTGATCAGGGAAGCCAATTTGTTATTCGGAATCAAAGTCCCTCCAGCTGATCCAGAATATCAGAGAAGAGAGAAAGGTGAGCCAACTTTGAGGGATGAATTGAATATGAAGTTAAAGGGGCAGAAGATCGTCAGATGTGCGAGGTGTGAGAAGAAGATCCCATTGAGTGAAGTACAGGAAGAGGAGGATGCAGTTTTGTGTATTGAGTGCATGTTTACGAAATGAGAAGGAGATACCCCGATTATAAGAGAGAGAGGATGAAGCAAAAGGAAGGGGTGTGCCACGTCACAGTTGATGGGAGTGATTATATTGTTGAGAGTCCAAAGGGTGGAAGAGTTAGAGTTGATTGCCAGGTCTTTCATGGATTGGGTTTTGTTACAACCGGGGCCATCAAAGCGCTCAGCGTGAATAGAAAATTGATCACAGAAGATTTCAATGGAGTAAGGGTTGGATTTACTGCAGATGAGATGAGAAAATTTTTGGAAGTTGGGGAACTCGCATAACGGAATGCAAGAATTTGACTTTGGAGATCCGAAGCCGCTTCCCAGGGAGAAAAAGGACCGGAGCGGAATTGATACATCCAAGATCAACACGTACAGTTGCATCTATTGCCATGAGAAGTATAAAATGTCCGTACAGAGATATGGTGTCAGATCCATGACTGGATTGAAGCAGTGCTGTGAGAAGTTGGAGTGTATGGAGGAGGCGGCTAAGAAAGTATTGAAGAAGCAGCGTGAAGCCGACAAAAAGGCGCAACGTAAAGCGTGGGAGAAGAAGAAGGCCCAGTGGGAGGAAGAATTGAGTGAAGGGGGGAGTAAAAAATTCGCATCCAGGAAGAAAGGGGCTCCGGCAGATCCTTTACAGACATCGATTAATAGGATTATAAAATTGATTGATGTTGATAGGACTTGTATTGCTCGTCCGTTTTTGAATACGAATCAATATGACTCTGGCCATGTGTTTTCAATTGGATCGTGGCCCAGTCTGAGATATAATTGTTGGAACATCTTTAAACAGTCGGTTTATTCGAATAGAGACAAAGGTGGAGAGCAGGGAAAGATGTTAGATGGAGTTGAGGCGTTGTATGGGAAGAAGGACTATGTGATGAGCTTAAGGGAGCAATACCCTGAGTTGCATTTGAAGGATTATGAGAAGATGGAGGCGTTGAAAAAGGCCAATAAAATTATAAGGGAGTGGGACCCTGAAAACCCATTGAATAGAGATCAGGTAAATGAAATTTTAGGAATTTATAAATGAGGTCATGAATCCGTATACGAACCATACTCAAATTGGATTGAGATTAAGTGAAAGAGCAATACAGGCGATCAAGGATGATGAAGATTCCAAAAGTAGGATTGAATTCTTTGAACAAAGATTGGCTAAAATTATCGAGAATAAGGATTTGGGATTTATTCCCAGGATGAGAGATTTTCGGGAGATTGAAAACAAGATGACTGCGATCACGATGATCAGTAATGAGCAGATCGAGAAGTTAGAAGAAATCACTACCTTTCCGGTCAATAAATTATTAACCTTAATCGCAGAGGAATATGTCAAAGAACAAGTTAGGAGTTGATTTCAGTTGTCAGGATCAGCAAGTCGAGGGGGCGGTTGCGGAGTTCAAGATCCTGAGCAATAAATTGGTTCCATTTAACAACAAAGGAGTGATTTACTTTCACCTCTTCAATCGATCTCCTGATATGGGGGAGACTGAGCATCTATTATTCATGGCTGAATTATTCGCTCAATTCAATTACATGATGTGGCCGTTACAGGCAAGGCCAACTCGAGATCCCAAAAAAGCCTATTTCAAAATGTATTTTGTTGATGAAGACTTGAAGGCCCGAGATAAAGAGGGGAAGGTTTTGCTTAAGTGTCCTTATCCGATTAGAAGAAGCACGTTGGCCGTCCAGTATGCAAATTATGCGACAAGGGGAAGGAGGAAGAATTGGAGCGGGTATTGTTTTTTCAATGACACTTTCTATCTCCAATTGAAGGATGACCCGAAGGTTGATGCGAAGGACATTCGCAAGATCTCCCAACATGAAGTGATTGGACATGGGTTGGGATTGAATCACACGAAGGTTAAAGGAGAATTGATGCAAGCGAGTTATAATCCATTGAATGATTGGACGATTGACAGCATCCAGGGATTGAATTCACTCTATGGAGATCTCAGAATTAGGATGCTGAAGAGTTTAGAGGGGCCGGCTGAGTTCTATAAGTTGATAATGGATGAAGTCTCCATTGATGGGTTAGATCTCATCGCAGAGGCAAAGAAAAAGAGCAAAGGAAGTGGGAAGAAGTCAGTTGTGAGGGGAGGATTAGGTTAATCGAAAGTTATCCAGTATGGGAAAGATTCAATTTGGTGTATTACATTGCACCGCTACTCCGGAAGGCCGGAATATTTCTATTGATACATTGATGTCCTGGTTTATGTCGAAACCACCGAGAGGGAATGGTTGGAGTAAGCCGGGATATCGGACAGTGATTGATCTTGACGGGAGATCCCATGATTTGGTTGAGTTCAACAATGATGAGATAATCGATTGGAGTGAGATCACGTATGGAGCGAAGGGGTGGAATAGTAAGTCCATCCATCTTGCATACATTGGAGGGGTTGATCATAATTTCAAATCGAAGGACACCAGGAACCCAGATCAACAGGATGCGATGGAGGCTCATGTGAAGGTGATCACATCGTACCATCCGGACATTGTTTGGGTCGGACATAATCAGATCAACCATGGGAAAGCATGCCCATCATTCGATGCGGTTGAGTGGTTGAGATGGACAGGAATTCCAGAGAAGAACATTGGAACAGATTTCCCAATGGGATTAGAAAGTGATATTGATTCAGGTGATGCCTTTGATGTCAATATGAATGAAGTTGTAAAATATTTTTCTAACCAATAAAAGATTATTTTTTTCAAGTAGTTAGTTTTCGGGTGCGGGTTTGATTGGCTCGCATTCGTTTTTTTCATCAAAAAAATTTAGCCAATGAGACAGGAAAAAGCGGGATATGACCGCCTATATTCAGAAGAAGAATTAACAGCTTTTGCCGTTGAGATCGCCAAGGAAGAAGAGGCGATAATTGTTTTGGAATCCGAGATTGGAGATAAGAAAACCGAAATCAAGGATAAAAGAGGATTGATCAAAGAGCTTTTAACTAAAAGGAGGGAGGGGTTTGAAACGGTCGCCAAGACATTCAATATCTACATTGATCAAGGACAGTGGCAGAAGGTGTATGTTGATCCTGAAACGGATGAGGAGTATAAGAGAGAGCAATTGCCGGAACACTATCAGATCGATGCAGAGGATGAGATTATCAATCCAGTGAAGGAGGATAAGAAGAATACTAAGAAGAAAGAGAAGGAGGAAGCCCCTGCAGAGGCTTGAAATAAGGAAACATAATAGTCCCATGAACAGAGAAAGGGTTGACGTAGAACATATGTCACCCTTTTTCAATATATAAATTGTATATTGTGAGTTCATGAGATTATTAAAAGTAGAAGGGGGGTTGCTACGGTAGTCCCTCTTTTAGTCGAGGACCGATGAAGAAGAAGAATTTAAAGACGTTGAGGAGATTGGCGTCAATCCTTCCTAAGACCCAGTATGTGCGAAAGCATTCATATCAGTTATACGGGCATCAATTGGATAAAGAACACACGGATGATATTGAGAAGGATGGGGCGAAGGTTGATCCGAAAACGCTATATGATTTCAAAAGATCTATGGCCTATAATGTGAACCATGAACAGAGGTTAAAGGAGGCGTATAAGAAGAATGGTGATGATGGGATTATTGAGTATCTAAAGTGGATCAGGATTCAGCATAAGGCCAATTTGAAAAAGTATTCCAGTGATCCGGCAACTAAGTTCCTGGATGAGAGATTGGATTATTTAATCGCATCAGGAGCGAAGAATCTGTGGAAGAATCTTTTGATATTCCTCACTGCATTCTTTGAAAATTTTGTAGTCAAAAAAGAAGCGAATGAAGTTGTCAAGTCTGAGGGTTAATCCAGAAAACCCGTTCCCTGTGAAGTCATCCAGGGCAATGAAGCAATTAATCGAAAGTATAAAGGAGGATCCCGAGTTTCTTGCAGAGGACAAGGTTGTATATGATTCGACCAGGGAGAATATGGTTTTAGGAGGGAATAAGAGGTTGGTTGCATTGAGAGTAATTTATGGGGAGGATGGAGAATGCCCAGATGAATGGTTTGCAGATTATGCCAAATACCCAGAAGACAAGAAGAGGAGGTTTATATTCAAGGATAATGCTTCATATGGTCGATATACCATGAAGTTTATGACGGTTGAAGAAGCATCGAAACACAACATACCCTTATCCGGGATCAGAGGAAAGGCCCAGGATGATAAGGGGAAGGTTGAGTTTAGTGAGTTCTTAAATGAGGAACACAATTATGTTGTTCTGTATTTCGAGACGGATGTTGATTGGAAGCAGGCGTTGACTTTGCTTGGATTAAAAACGGTTTCATCTAAGAGGACAAATGGAAAGCCTTGGAGTAAAGGAGTTGGGAGAGTTTTGAATGGTCCCGAGACTTTGGATAAGATCAGAAATTCATGATTGATTTCATCATATATAGCCCATCGTATAAGAGGCCCGAGCTTTGTAAGTCTCACAAGTATCTGAGTCAAGTCACTTATGTGGTTGGAGAAGCAGAGGGAGAGGCTTATAAGAATGTGCATGACAAGGTTTGGGTTGTTCCGGATGCAGTGCAAGGGAATCTTTGTCGAGTGAGAAATTACATATTGGACAATGCACCGGAGGATGTCCAGGTGATTATAATTGATGATGACATTGATTATTTCGGAAGATGGAATGGGAATGTTGATGTGATATTGGATGAGCAGGGAGCATATAACATGATGCAAGAAGGATGTCTTTTGGCCGATGATATGGATGTCCGGTTTTGGGGGTTGAATTGTTTGAAGGATAAAGGGGCGTATAGGGAGTATACACCTTTTGGGACAAAGCACTATATCGGAGGGCCATTCCAGGCTCACAGGAATAATGAGTGCCGATATGATGAGGTGATATTTTTGAAGGAGGATTATGATATGACTCTCCAGGTATTGAGAAAGTACCGGAAGAATCTGAGGTTGAATATGTATCATTACATGTGTAACCAAGCGGATCTCGAAGGAGGGTGTGCGACATATAGGAATCTTGATAGAGAGAGATTGCATAATGAGATGTTGAGAGAGAAGTGGGGTGGAAAGATTGTCAAGTTTGATACATCAAATAAATCGAAGGAGAAGGAGAAGATTTATGACATCAATCCAGTTATCAAAGTGCCGATAAAAGGAGTGTGATGGCGGTGTTTAGCCCTTATCTGAATGATTTGGGGTGGGACATCCCAGGAACGGAGAAGAAGATGCAAGATCTCTTCGTTGAGTTCCTTAAGAATCAGAAGTATTATCGGCATAAGGAGTATGAAACCGAGGAAGTGAGGCCAATGAAGATCCTGACGGAATATCATATACCTGAGATAAAGAGGAGGAGTGATGTGGTAATGGTGATGACGAAGAGGAAGATTGTTAATTTTGAGTTGAAGTTGACCGATATCAAAGGAGTATTTGATCAGGCGTTGGACCATAAGAGGTGGGCCGATTATTCTTATATAGTGATGCCCGCGGGGGTTCATTTAGTGAGGCATGAGTTGGCGAATATAGCGAGTGCAGGGATTGGAATGATGTTATACCACAAGGGAGATTTTATCGAGATCATACCGCCTGCGTGGTTGAGGGGAGGAACCGACAAGGCGATCAGGTTTAAAGTGAATTTGAGATTGTTTCATAATAAAGATTGATAATGGGATTAAATCATCACAATGTATTAGCAGGCTTCAGTGGCACCAAAGGGGGGGCTATGACAAATATTGCAACCAGGGTTTCGGAGTGGCCGGCCCATGAGTGGAGACACTTTCAGAAGGAAGTTGTGCACAAAGAGAAGGAGGAAAGGATTGATAATAAGAAGTTGATGGGAGAGATCCAGGATCTTAAAAAAGAGATCAATGAGTTGAAGGAATTGGTGAAGTTGATATTTGGTGATCATATCCTGGTGAAAGGAAAAATGGTTGATCTCACAGAGCTTGGAAATCAAATAATTAAACCATGAGAGTATTGTTATTAATCGCCCTATTCGGTTTCCTGCAGGAGATCCAGGGACAAGTTATTTTAATAGAGGGTACAGTAAGAGTGGACACGACACGAATAATAGTTGACCCGGGAATTATGCCAGTATGGCCGGGAGAGAAAGGAGATATTGGACCACACAAAATAGACCCAGGAATTTGGGAAAACCGAGAATACATAATAGATCCTGCATTGAGACCATTCGATAATCCGCAGAGATGGGAGAAGGGATTGGTTGAATGGTATCGAGAATACAAACAATGGATAATTGATAATCCTGTAATGTTGCCGAATGGAGAGTATGTACTTTGGGAGGTATATGATTCAACTGCTGAACATTATGTTATAAAAGTTAAGCCAGATTCATCACTCGCCATAAGAGATGTGAGTTTGGATGATTTCATGGAATGGTTACAAAAACAAATTAAAGATGAATAGAAGGAGTTTTTTTGGAGGAGTGGTCGGATTGATCGGGCTACCTCAGATTGTTAAAAAGGTTATCCCAGGGAAGAAGGAGTGGGAGAAGCCAAAAGCGTTCAAATATGAAGGGCCAGGCAATCCAGTGGCGAAAAAGAAGGTGTATGAGTTTGAGAGCCTGGAAAGTGATTGGGCATGGGAGAGAGCTTGGAAGGAAGTGATGAAGGATGTAAAGAGAAACAGATTGATGCCGACCTTGGCAATAATTATGCTTTTCTTATCAACTGTCGGGACTTCACAGGTCGCAATGCTTGACACCCTTAAATTGATGGAGAAGGAGTTATATGATCATTGTCAATTGGTGCCGGAGGATTGTGGAGCTTATAAATGGGTACGGTTTCAGAGAGACATGTGGGAGAGGGGAAGTATGACAGATATCTGTATTAGCCCAGAAGGGAAGGTGGTGAATGGGAAGTGTGCAACTCAGGCCCTGGTGTATAACCCAGAAACGGGAGAAACGGTTAGATCCGAATTCCCAAAAGACACGACTGTATGGATTCCATTACGGATAGATGCGGAGAGATTTTTGAATCAATGGGCGTTAGATGCGCGGGAAAAATCGAAGAAGAATGAGTAAGGATGTTGTGATGATTCATGGATTGGAGGTGCATGAGTTTGAGACTGAATGTAATGCATGGGCCAAAAAGGGCTATAAGCCTGTAGATGGAACATACTTCTATCAACCGGATGGACGGGGTTGTATTATCCTCCAACAGTGGATGCATGTATCAATGTTTCAGTTCCATACCCAAAAGGAAATACCCAAATTAATGGGGGATTATGGAATCAAGCCAGAAGCAGAGGATCAGTTTTATTCAGCATTGGAGAAATTCGTTGATGACCTATTCGCAAAGAGTGTAGTGAAGATGAAAGCGAATGAGGTTATGGATAAGGTCAATACAGACTTCATACAGGGGGATAATGTCATATTCTTAGGAGATATGGAGACTGTGTTGGCGAATGCGATTAAGAGGGGAATGATCAAAAAGGAGGGAGAGTTTTTGGTGTATATTGGACCGGATGTGATTGGAGATCCAGGAGCGAGTAGATCAAATATAATCGAGTAAAAACCGAGTGAATCATGCCCAGTGGTAGATCTAAGGAGGAGTTGGCGAAGATCGGAAAGAGATTCAGTAGTGAATATCAGCCTCCCAGGTATAGAGAGGCAAGTCTACTCACGAAGATTAAGAAGAAAGTATTTGATGAGGAGTCATTTTTGGACTTCTTCCAGGTAGATGAAATCACTGCAGAAGGAAACCCAACAGGAAGGAGGGTTAATGTCAGGATCGCAATGGTGAATGCAGATGCTTTGACTCTGAGGTATACAGAGGCGTTGATGACGGATAATAAGATGCTGAGGGACTTTCTGGATCGAGTTGATGGAAAGGCTGTGCAGAGAGTAGAAGTGGGAGCATCCAAGTCCGATATCGAGAAACAGGAAGAGGCGAATTTGTTCATACAGTCATTGAGTCCAGAATTACAGGAACAGATATTCAAGGAGATCCGAGATAAGGCACTCCGGATCCCTGGTGTGGAAATTGAAGATGCCGAAATCATTGAAGATGAACAGGAGGATAAGGAGAAACAAGGGGCCGAGGAGCCTGATGTTGAAACCGGATGAGAGAAAATCATTTCTTATTGAGGGGATCATTGAGAGGATCAGTTATTGTATGGATCAGAGGGATATGTCTAATCGATACATGGCTGAGAAGCTCGACATGAGCATCCGGACGTGGAGAAATTGGATGAAGGGGAAGAGGAGTTTTACGTTGGATGAGATCTCCAGGATTGAATCAGTGCTTGGCATGATGATCCTTAAAGTGAGAGAGCCGTTGTTGTGGCAAACTCAGTTACAGGGAAAATGATTAGCTTTGGATTGATAAAATTATTTAGCGAACCATGAAAAATTAAGAAGATGGTAACCTATTACAATCACAGAGATTTAGTCGAATTTGCAAACTACATTTTAGAGAAGGTCAAAGTCAGGAAGGAGTTGGAGGATTCCAGACAGAAGCTGGCTTATGAAGACACTCTGCATCACCTTATTGAAAGTGGGGTCACACATTCAGACTTTACCAAATGGATGGAAAGGAAGAATATGTTAAAGACCTGCAAAGGCACTTTGGATAGTGGGAGCGAGTTGTCAAATGACCAATGGCGGTATATTATGAATCTTGCAGATCATTGTGCGGACATGGAAATCATGCACACTGCTAAGAACATGATTGGTCAACATAACCGAAATGTGGAAGCGTTGAGAGGGATTAATCCCGCCTCAAAAAAAGAGGGCGACACAGGAGAGAGGGTAATGGCAGAAGCCGGAACCCAGTAGTATAAGAAAGGTTGGGTGTGCCGGATTATGGATGCCAAAGATGCGGGGCCGGCACAATTTTAGTTAGCGGAATAGATTGATGAGTGGTAACAGATCAGAATGTACTTAACTATCTCGCAAAGGATGACTTAGCGGTCTATATTCGGCAAGTAAAGCCGGATTATCATTTCAATTGGCACCATTTGAGTGTCATATATCACCTGGAGAAGTTTGAGAAAGGAGAGATCAAGAAAATGATGCTCTTCCAGCCTCCTCAGACAGGAAAGACAGAAGCGGCCTCCAGGATCTTGCCAAGTTATGGATTAGGGAAGAATCCAGATCGAAAGATTGCTTTGTGTTCATATGGTGCTGAGCTCAGTCAATCGATCAACCGTGATGTGCAGAGAATCATCATGGGGGATAATTACAACCTCATCTTCCCGGACACCAAATTAAATGCGAAGAATGTTGCCACGGATGCGAGGGGAGCGTATAAGAGGACGGGAAACATCTTTGAAGTTGTTGGGCATAAGGGTTTTTTCAAGACGGTTGGGGTTAATGGACCACTGACGGGAACCCCCGTCGATTGGGGAATTATTGATGACCCTATCAAGGATCGACAGGAAGCCATGAGCGATCAGGTGCGGAAGAAGATTTATGATTGGTATACAGATGTTTTCTGTACGAGGTTGCACAATGACAGTCAGCAGCTTTTGATGATGACCAGATGGCATGAGGATGATTTGGCGGGACAGTTGTTGAAGGAAGATGGAGTGTGGAGTGAAGACAATCCGGACGGTTGGGTCGTGGTCATTTATGAAGGGTTGAAGGAGAGTGATTTTGGTGATGAGTTCGATAAGAGGGAGATTGGGGAGGCGTTGTGGCCAGAGAAGCACAGCAGGGAGAGATATGAGAATATCAGAGATAAACGGCCCCAAACCTTCAGATCCATGTATCAGCAGACCCCGACATCTGCAGAGGGTAATATCATTAAAGAGGAATGGATTGAGATTGTGCCGAAGATCGCTGTACCCCGGGCCGTATGGGGTCAAAGGACGATCATGTTTGCTGACACGTCCTATACTAAGAAGGAGTCGAATGATCCAAATGGATTCTTAAAGGTCAAAGTATGGGGAGGCCGGTTGTGGTTCATGGACTGCAGTATTTTCAGAATGGAGGCAACCGAAGCCCTGGATATGTTTCAAAAGTTAGTACAGGGAACAGGCCAGAATGGGCCGATATTCGTTGAAAACAAGGCGTCCGGACTGACATACGCTCAATTGCTGAGAAACCGGATGATCAATGCAATGGAGTATAAACATCCAGGTCAAGACAAAGAGGCGTTGTTGAGGTTCGTATCTGAGTACTTCCAGGCGAAGAGAGTGATGTTTGTAGATGGCCCATGGGTTGAATCATTCAAAGGAAAATTAAAGTCCTACCCGAATGTGAAGCATGATGAAGAGATTGATTTGACTGTAATGGCGATCATCATTCTATTGATCGATAATTGGGAGAGGCAATCCGGCCATTGAGAATAAATGTTATCTTGTGGTTGATATTTCTATTCGGATGGGTTATACCGAATGACGTATCTCAGTTATTACTGTATAAGTAGATAAGACCGGAAGGGGAGAAGTTATCACGAGCGACTCCCCTTCTTCATTTGCAACTTTCCTATATAAATTATATATTCATTGTATCAATTGAAAGTTAAGGGGGAATACTAAGATATTTTTTGGTTGATGCAGTGAAAGTGAGGGGGAGTCGCCCGGCTCCCTCTCTTCTTTTGTATAAGTGATATATAAATTATATATTTGGTTCGTCAAACAATTATTTAATTCATAAGAATCAAAAGCAATGAGAGTAATTTTAGCAAATCGAGGGAATATCGATTATGGGCAATATCCAGGGATGAATATTCCAGGGAAGCCGAAGGATGAGATCGTAAAGGTCAAGAACTCAGAAGAGGCATCGAAGGTGTGCCGGGAATACATAGAAGAGAATGAGTTGGGATTTTCCACGTGGACGGGAGGTCAAGTTATGGGAGATAATGATGATGGGTTGATTGGGTATGTGTGGTACAATGGAAAGGTGGTTGGCCCTGCTGATATGCCGGAAGGGTTGGCAGAGGGATGTGAGGATGTGATTAAGGAGGTGATGTTTAATGTCAGGAATCGAAATTTCAAGTTGGATGACATTATCAAGTTTGGAGAGCATCAGGTGCCGAGATTTTTGAAAGGACCGCACAACATGACGTATGAGTTGACGATCAAGTATAAGAGGGATGGAGTGTTGATGTATTATGATTTTCGAGATGAGAGATCCGATGATTGGTATGTGATCGAGAAGAGCGAAGAAGATTGTGCGAGGGTAATGAAAACCAAATTTTAAATAGATAAATTATGCTTACAATTCAAGGGTCTACCCTATCCGATATGGGGAGACAGAAATTAAAGGAGTTAATCGTTGAATGCACAGGAGGGCAGCAATTGAAATTCAAACGGTTGTATGCCCATGATGGAAGAGAGTTCAATGAGGAGAATTTAAATAGGGATATCATGGATGTGATCGACACAATGGATCAAAGCAAGTTAGAAAATGCCATTCATCTGGTAGAGAGGGCCATTAAGAATAACCTTAAAGAAGAAGGACATGAAGGAGTTGCGGATCACTGAGGTAATTTTTAATTGGCATGTAGCAGGGAGTCAACACGAAGGATTGGGAGAAGTATTTGATAAAGTAGTATTGGGAAGGAGTGGTGTTGATTCTATCGAGCAGATGCATGAACACAGAGCATTTCGCGTCAGATACAAGAATGGAAGAATACTCGAGTTGTATGGTGTGAACCAAGCGTTGTGGGAGTCAGAACAGATGTTTTATTTTGAGGTGGATCTTGGAGACACAGAGGAGCAGCATGAGCTTAAAGGATTTAATCTACAGCAGGCATTTAATCGATTGATGGAGGATGCGGGTAATGAAGATCAAGTTGGTTGGAATGCAGAGACTATGTTGAAAGACAAGGGAATTAAATGGAGTTCAAAAGAGATAAAGGATGAAGACGATATTGACCCCTAAACCATTCAAAGCCATCTTCCCAATTGGAAGAATGAAATATCACCTTCCCAGGGTGATCACATATTCAGGGGGATATGTGGATGATTTACATTTGGTGATATCGTTTACTGAGGAGAATGTGCAGATTGGTTATATCTTCGATCCAGAAGAAGGAGGGGTGGATGAGATCCGGCCAGTTGAGAAGCCAACATTGAGTCAGGCAGTCAGGGCGATGAATACACAGTTGAAAGAGAAGGGGATTAAGAAGTGAGATCAGAGGAGGAGATCAGAGCCACGATTGACCAGATCCTGGAAGCGAGGGAGAGGATCGAGCCACGGATTGAGGAGAAGGATTGGATATTGGGAAGGAAAGACCCACAGTATTTTTTAGATCTGCAGAAGTATATTGAGTTGACAGAGAAGGCAAATGCATTGAGGTTCGTGTTGGAGGAAGAAGGAGTGGATCGAGTTGCATATAGCCCGTATTGGGAGTATCAAAATCAAAAGAAGAAGAAATGAGATTTTTTGGAATTATGATGGCCTTGTTGCTCTTCCTGGTGATATGGGAATTGAGCCAAAGGCAGAAGGATAATTGGGAGCCTCAGTCATTGAATAAAGTGGCTGATCCTAAGAATCAAATGGTGTATTATTATTTTTCGCCTGAGTTGGCGAGGAGATGTTTAATGGACAATAGAGATCCACGGTTTTATGTGAATGGAGAGGAATTCCATTTGCAGTCATTCAAACCGATCCAGAAGGGGCATGCCATATTTGGAGAGATCGATGATCTGATACTGGTGAAGATGTGTCCGTGGGATGAATGTGAAAGATCTTTAATCATTTACCAATGATGAGCATACCGGAGGTTATCAAGCGATTCATCATATCGAGAATGAGTCAAGATGAATTGAAGAGGGAATTTGAAAAGAGGAGCATTCCAGATAAGAGGTATTGCCTGTATGTATACACGAAAGTAGAGATGTTATTGATGCTTACAGACAACAACCTTGGAAAGATCCAGTCAAAGGAGGAGGAATATAGAAGTTTATTGAGGACGGTCATTGTTGATCGGTACCCAGAAGAGTTATACCAGAAAGGAACTGCAGATTTCAAAAAGACACAGGGGTACAGTGGCCAGGAAGATTATTGGGAGACTTTCCACAAGAACACACAGGATCAATTTAGACAGGGAGGAGTGAAGGGAAGGAAGAGGCCGAAGAGAGGGTTTGAGGCGAAGGCGCGGACCTTTGAGCAGATATTGGAGGATATCAAATTAGATGACCCATTTGAGAACTTGTCAGCCTGTGGAGATGAGTAAACCGAGGACATTCAACCTTGTTGAAGCAGATAAAGCGCAGACGGAATATTGTAAGACGCATGAATTGCCTAAATTGGCCCCATATGATGGAAGATGTCCAGGATGTGGGGTTTCTATTTATAGAGACATCAGTGTGGAGGAGGCGGGAAGTATGTTGGTCACTGGATGTCGGAATTGTAATTATTCATTCATTGATTAAAAGTTAGGAACATGAATCATTTTTATGAAGAACGGCCTCCAATGGTGGAGGCTGTCCAATTTATTGGAAGAGAGGCGATTGATGAAGGGCATGAGGGATTCAGGAAAGCCCCTCAATGGTTTAAGGATGGAATAATCATTGATGACAAATGGGCAGTATCATTCGAAGATCCCAGAGTAAACCGGAATAATTCAATTGTAACAGTACCACTTGATCCAGGCCAATGGGCTGTAAAGGATCACAGAGGAGTTATCACTAAGATGGATGATGGGGAGTTTTCCAGAACTTACAAGAAGTATCACGGGTGACCGTCCACAGGATCTATCACTGTAAGGGAATAAGAGGCACAGGACCGGAGTGGGTTGATGTTGACATTGAGGTTTTTATGGATGACATTGAGCCATGGGTTGAGGAATGGAGAGTTGATGATATGTGCCTGGCAGATTGTCGGGAACAGTTGAAGAGGAAAGGGTATTTTCAACATAGGATTAATGATTGGGAGAGCATATGATTTTCGAAAGAGCTTCCAATGAACAAAATTGGTTTACTCCTCCTCCATTGATCGAGCAGTTGGGGCCGTTTGACTTAGATCCCTGCAGTCCAGTTGAGAGGGTATTTGATACGGCCAGGGTTCATTATTCCAGGAGAGAGAATGGATTGATCCAAAAGTGGTTTGGAAGAGTTTGGTTGAATCCTCCATATAAGGAGCTCAGGACATGGCTCAAAAAGATGTCCGGTCACAGAGTTGGAATTGGGTTGACGTTCAATCGAAGTGATACAGAAGCATTTCAGAGGTTTGTATTTCCTTTTGCGGATTCACTATTTTTTATTGAAGGGAGATTGAGGTTTTATAATTCCCAGGGAGAGAGAGGAGGGAGAGCACCGGCCCCGTCTGTATTGATTGGATATACGGAGGAGGATTCGGAGAAGATTGCAGAAATGAATTATATTGGAGGTCAGCATGTGAGATTATCCCCCCTCCTTATAGGCATATTTGAGTCCAGGGAGAAGAAGTCGTGGAGAGTGATAGTTGGTCAAGTGATGGAGGAGATATCAAGGGAGGCATCGTTGGAGGAGATCTACCAAAGAGTTTTGAAGTTAAGTCCGGGAAGAGTCAGAGTGAATAAGCATTGGAGGGCAAAGGTTCGACAGACTCTCCAGGTGCACCATAAAAATGTAAGAAGAGGAATATGGGAGATTTAATATTTGGACCGAATCCAGTGGGAGATACTTTGATTTTGAAGTTGGAGGAGTCAGGGAGAAAAATAGCCCTTGTCAATTATGAGAAGGTTGGGATGAATTACATACAGGAATGGAGCGAACCATGCACATATCTTTGCTCATTTTGGTTTTGGTTTGCTGTATATGTTACCGGATTTCTCATCTCATATGCAGCAATGGAGATCCATAAGAGAGAGATTGGAAGAAAGCAGTTTAATAAGAGGTACATGGCTGAGGTTTGGGCGTTTGGCATAGTCCTTTGGCCTTTTTCTTGGGCATGGTTGGCCGTAATGACTTTGTTCTTCGCATTGGTCGATAAAATCAAGGAATGAATTATACAGCCGAAAATGTTAAGGCGATATTCAAAAAGAATCCCTGGTTGAAGGAGTTAGTTATCCAGGGATTTAAGAAGATCAAGGATGATATCATGATGTATGGAACTCAGGATGATTGTGTTGAGATGGGAATAATACAAGCGGATCCAAGTGGGGAGAAATTAGTGAAGTTGCATCAGAAGGTGATGGCGAATTGGAAGAAGATGTTGGATAGGAGCAATTGATGAGGTGGGCCGTCCTGGTTTTGGTGC